GCGCCCCCGTGAAGACCTGGCTGCGCCGAACGGAGGTCACGGCGCCATCTCTCGTATCCTTCACCATGCCGTCTCTCCTCTCGTGTCAGACATACACCCTGTGTGCATTCGTGCAAGGGTCGTCGACACAAGATTTTAACGGATCAAAACCTGATCCGAATTGGTGCCGCGAAAATGCGCAGGAAATGCATTTAATGCGGCTCCGATAATGCCTCGGAAATTCCGGGGCCGCGGACGATACGGTGGCTCCGCCTGCCCGACATCATCGGTGATCCAGGGTATGGAACGGATCGGGAACGGGGAGCGATGATCTCCGCGTTCCGGGTCCGTCCGGGGGCTCTGACCCAACCATCATCCGGTGCTGCGCACAGGACGGTGATGGGGCTCGCTGTAGAGGGAAACAGGGCTGTTTTCGCAGGACCGCCAACGCGTCCCAACCGCATCGATCCCCATCGCTCCTCGCCCTTCCAGACCCATCACAGCGAGAGGCGATATAAGGGGGAGAGAGGTCACCGATCCCGGTGGTCACGATCCCGGATGGGGTGAGGACGGGCGCGATGCGGATGATTTCGGGGGAATAGGGGGTGGGGCTCAGCCCATCGACAGCAGTGCGCCTCAAAAGAGCGGTGCGATTTAATTGATTGGGAGGGCTCAAAGGCCAATCGGAGGCCTACCACGAGATGAGTGCCGACCTCAGAGGTGGCGCTGAAACCGCCTTGAGACCCGATTTCCACCTCGATGAGTTGCAAGAGGTGTTTTGACCGGGTTTTGATGCCCTGATGAACCACGAAAGCCCCCGGCACACAAGGCGCCAGGGGCTCGATGGGCTACTTGTTTGGCTTCAGGGTGCAGGTCGCACTCACGATGTCATCGACGTCGCAGATGATGAAATCGACATCCTCCTGCGGGATGTCACCGGTGGGCTTAATCATAACGATGTCCTGCATGACCTCGTGGATGCCCGGGATATTAGCTCCTCCCTCATCAAACTTTGGGAGCTGGTTCAGACCGAATGTGACACTGACCAGCGGATAGCTCTTTCCGTTGGACAATTCGAGGGACCAGTGGCGGTGACCTTTGGCACCTCCTTCGTATCCGGCGGGAAGCGACTCATAGTGCTTTTTAAGCTCTAGGATCTTCTCCAACGTCTTCCGCTTCATGGGGATCAGCTCCTGATGATGTCGATGCTGGGCCTGCGGCCTTGCCGGCGAAGCGTCGCGCAGACCGATGTCGCAGTATCGCATGAGGTGGTCTGGGCGTACCAGCACCGATCGGCGTAGATGACGTAGACGGTCATGGGTTACCCCCACAGGGCTATGGCGACGGCGATGAGCAGTGCCGCGCCGGAGATCAGGATGATGGCTGTCATGTCGGGGCTCGGGCGGTGATGACGTCCTGCCGCATCGCCTCGTACCGGTTCGCTGCGGCCGTCAGGGCAGCAGCTCGCTCTCTCGCATCCGGGATGCTGGCGTAGAGGTGCTGGAACCGGGTGGTCGCGATGATGTCGAGAACCCGGAGGGCTACGCTCGCATCACTGTCGGTGATCTGTTTCGTACCGGTCATGTCGGCCTCGAGATGGCGGCTGCGCCGGGCTTGGTGGGGCAGCTCGATCTCAGGGGCTCGGACACGACAAAGCCCCCGATGCTCGATGCACCAGGGGCTAAGGGTCGATCAGAAGGGGTCGTTGCGGGCCCAGTCGAAGTCGGCCAGCTGCTCCTCGCGGAGTCGGGCCGCTTCTTCGCGCTCGAGGTCCGCCATGAGATCCTCGTAGGCCTCGTCGTCGCGGCGCCGTCTCTCGAGGTCGAGGGCCTGTTCCGCTTCCATCTTGGCGATGAAGGCGTCGGGCCAGTTCTCGCTGCGGAGCATGTCGACGGCGGTGACGTCGCTGAGATCGCGGTCGTAGCAGAAAGCACGCATGGGCTAAGATCCGTTTCGAGGGGTAGTTCAGCGCCTGTGGCTGCGCAGCGTCTTCGGCTTCCGCATCACGCGGTTCGGCAGCCGGACCTGGCGGCGCACCCGCGGCAGCCGATCCATGTCGGCCTCGAGGCGCTCGATGTGATCCATGGGGGCGATGATCGAGATGGTCATGGGCTCGGGTCCTTTTCGAGGGGTCGTCAGCTCGCGAGGGCGACGATGATGATGGCGATGAAGAGCGCGAGGCCGACGAGGGGCAGCGCGATGTGGTGCTGGCCGGTGGTGATGTCGCGGGAGAAGCCGGGCATGGTGTTCCTCAGTCGGCCGGTATGGCTCGCACTGGGGCTCAGAAACGACTGAAGCCCCCGCCGGTGAGGGCAGGGGCTCGGGAACGTTTCGAGGGGGTCAGAGAACCGGGAAGCCGGTGGACCGCCAGATCTGGCGTAGCTCGGCGCCGGTGGGCTTCCTGTACTCGCAGCGCCGGAAGCGGCTGACCTGCTCGCGGAACAGCTCGGAGCGGCACAGGATGGCGAAGGGGCGATTGCCGTGGCGGATCATGGGCTCAGACCTTGGCGCGGATGGACAGGACGGACAGCGAGCGCTCGCCATTGAAGGCGAGGCGGGCGAGGCGCTCATTCGAGGCCCGGACCAGAAGGGTCGTCGTCGACCGTTTCGCATGGTCCCGGAGGATGCAGACGAAGTCGGTGCCGTTGGCGTCGGTGATGTCGTAGTAGGCCATGGGATCAGTCCCGGTGCGGGACGGCGGGGTGCCGTCGCACCAGGGGGCTGAAACGCAAAAAGCCCCGCACCGGGGAGGTGCAGGGCTCGGATCGAAACAGACGGGGTGGTGTCAGGCGTGCGGCCGGCGCTGCCAGTTGCCGCCGCCCTTTCGGACCCAATGATCCTGGGGCATCACCTTGGACTTCGCCCCGGACTTCGGCCGCGCTATGGACCGCGATGGTGTCTCTCGGGAGAAGTCGTAGCAATCCCTCGACCGCGCCTGCAGGACTTCGGCGTCTTCCATGGCGCGAAACTCGCGTTCCAGCCGGGCCGCCGCCACCGCTTCCGCCCGTTCCCGGGCATTGAGCGGCCGGAGCTCGGGCCGGTTCGGGAGGGTCTCATTCCAGTCATCCGCCGGGGCTCTGAGGATGCGGGCGCCGGGGGGAACGCGGGAGATTTCCATGACACATGCACCATGTGGATTTTCGCCGTTGAGCCGCGGGGGCTCGGCCTCCGGAATGACCGAAAGGGCGAAGGGCTCGGACCCGTTTGGACGGGGGAGTGAACGTCACTCGACAAAGCCGGACCGCGATCCGGCTTGGTGGGGAGACGCAAGAAAGGGGGAGCTTGCGCTCCCCCCTTGGATGTCAGGCCGCCATCGGGACCACGTTGTCATACAGCCCCTCGTCTTCGGCGGGGCCGATGAGGGCATCGAGCTTCTGCCCGTTCGCCTTGACGACTTCGCGCCGGGCTTCCAGCGCCGCGATGAGGCGGTCCATCATCTCGACGTCGTCGAGCTTGGCAATCTGCCCGGTGATGGACTTCTCGACGTTGCGAGCCTCGCCGCCTTCCTTGGTGAAGGCGCCCGTGACCTGCTTGTAGGTCACACCGAAGTTCAGCCGGAACCAGGTATTGAAATCGCCTTCGGCGGTGGCGAAGTCTTCGGTCTGCGAGAGCTTGCGAGCGAACTCCTTGTGTTCCTCGCTTTCCGTCGCCGCCTTCACCACCTTGTTGCCGATGGCGCGGATTTGCGCGACCGTCCAGACGAGATCCTTGCCCTTGCTCGCCTTCATGTAGGCGGTGATGCCCTTGAGCCGGTCGTCACCCTTCTTGCCCTTGACGTGTTCGGCGAAGCTGTCCTCGGAGTCGCGATAGACCCGCTTGCCGGCATTGATCAGACGCTTCAGGACCATGGTGTAGGGATCCGAGAAGGCCTTGGACGTCTTGATGTCGAAACCGTCCTGGATCATTTCGGCGCCGATCTTGTCGAGCGCCAGGAACGTGAGCGCCTTGACGGTGTCGACGATGGACGCTTCGGCCTGCGCGCCGCTGTCGAGCGAGATCGTGATGGACTTGACAGCCGAGGCGAGCAGGGCGCCCTTGACGGAAGCCGGGACGGAGCCGAGAGCGGCGACGTTTGCGGTGGTGGTCATTTCGTTTTTCTCTCTCTGTTTCCGGTTCACATGAACCATGTGGATTTTCGCGTTTTGGACACACCTTCCCCGTTACCTGCCAAGGCAGGTTTGAAACGCGGAATGCGCGGGCCCGAAACCCCGGGCCGGGGACCGGGGGAGGGGCGGGAGGCTTGGCGCCGCCCGTTCCCTTCCGGTTTCTGTTTGTCCCACATGTGGGACCGGACCACAAGCGGAAATCCCAGATTTGCGATGCGATCGGATGCCGCACCCGCGCGCGTCATCTCGGGCCTGACTTGGCATGCGGCTTGCTATCGCGCGGCCCCGTTCCGTGATAATCGCGGCCGCGCGCGCGGCGGGGCGGATAGGCGATTGCCGGGCTTGCGGGGCGTGCTGGAGCGGTTCGGCCTATCTCGGGCGGGGACTGTGCCGCCAAGCTCGGAACGCCGCTCTACGGGCTTCCCACGCGTTCCGTGGCGTTGGTTGTGTGCGGCATCACGATACAATCGCGGCATCGGCGCGGGCGCAGCTGTCACGGTGCATGGCTCGCCAATTCGCAAGCGTTGTCAGTCACTTAGCTGTCGCGGCTTGACCGTTTTTCGCCATCGAAAACAGGGCGCGCGGGACAGCTGGCGACAAGGCATGCACAGCATGCATAGCTTTTCAGACAAGATCCATGCCAAGTCGGGAGCAGGGCAAGCCTCGTGCCAAGGTTTCGTGTCAAGTCCCTAAACCGTGTCAAGCGTTTTTTTTATTGAGACCCCCCGGGGTGGGTGGCCAACCCCCATATCTCCGCGAGGTACAAAAGGCCGGAAATCACCACCCCGCCTCTCCTGACCCCAGGGACGGCCCGTTTTCTCCGGAGCACGCCCTGAACTGACCCGACCTCGTCCTCAGCGAGATTTGCAAAAGAGCCGTCGTTACCGATGCGCGAATGCGCAGGGGTCTTGACTTCGGACCTGTTTTGCGCGAATGCAAAGCCTCACCGCAACGCAGGCCTGTCTCGTGTTCTCGAAACCCGCTCTGTTCGGCGCGCTGCTCGGCCTCCTCGTCGTCCTGACCTGGCTGCTGACCCGCCCGACCCCCGACGTGGTCTGGAACATCACAGCCATGGCCTGGGCCATCGACTCCTTTGTCCTGTCCGCCATGAAAGTCCTGCACCAATGAGCGTTCTGTCCGCCGTCACCGACATCCTGCCCTTCTCCGTCGGCGCCGTCACCGGCGACACCGTCGTGGTCCTGGGCGTCGCCGCCGTCGCCGTCGTCGGTGGCCTCGCCTACGCCGGCGCCAAAGCCATGAAGCCCAAGGCCCAGAAGACCGTCGCCACCATCGTGGGCGCCCTCGAGAAGACGAAGTCCGACCTCGACGCCCACGCCCTCGAACAGCGCGCCGTCGCCGCGATCCACAACGACCTCGTGGAGCTGCACACCACCAAGACCGAGACGGCCGTCGCCGAGATCCAGAAGGCGACCGCGGTGTCCGCCAACATCGCCGCGCTGATCGATGCGACGCCGAGCGCCGCAAGCCCGGACGTCATCGTGCCGACGCCCGTCACGGCCCCCGTGGCGCCCGTGGCCCCCGTGGCGCCCGTCGCCCCTGTGGCGCCCGTCGCCACCGTGGCCCTCCCGTCCGCCGTGGCCGCGCCCGCCGCCGCCCTGAGCCCCGCCGCCCAGGTGGCCGCTGGCATCGATCCCGTGGTGGCCGCCGCTGCGTCCTCGGGGGTGCTGTCCCCGGCGACCGCCGCCGCGACCGTGGCGAAGAGCTGATGGAGCGGGCCGCCGCGCTCCTGAAGCGCCTCGGACTCGAGGGACACCACGAGACCGACCCGATCGTGGTGGCGGCCCGGATCGCGTCGGCTGCGATGGATACCGACATCGCGGCCGTCCAGAGCCCGCTCGAGGACGGTTTCGACGCCGTCCGCGGGATGCCGCCGACCTCGTACCAATTCAACCGCGGCGTCGCCATGGGCATCGCCATGATGCTCAGCACCGAAGCCTGAGGGGACCCCGATGTCCAAGACTCTCACCAAGCTCCAGGCCCGCTTCAAGATCACGTCGTCCAACGACAGGTCAGCCAAGGGATACGCGACGCTGCTCGCCGCGATGACGATGGACGAGATCGCATCGACGTCGAGCGAGTTCCCGGAAGCCATGGAGGCCGTCATGAACCGTCTCCCGGATCGGGACCGGCAGCTCACCATCATGATGGCGATCGACAAACCGTTCCGCGAACTCGTCTGGGCGATCAGCTGCGGCATGCTGGAAGCCCTGACCACGGAAGGGGCCGCCTCGTGACGGAGCGTTTGAACCGGCTCCGGAAGCGCTTCGGCATCATGCCGGACCGGCACAACAAGGGTCTCGATATCGCGGTGCAGATCTGCTCCGCCGGTCTCGATGCCATGAAGGCAGACACCGCGCAGACGATCGATCAAGCGGTCAACGCGGGCTTCGCGTCGCTGCCGCCCGAGGATCTGAGGCGCCTTCGCCTCGATGCCAACCTCAACCTCACCCTGATGGCCACGGTGCTCGGCATGCTGAGCTGCCTCACAACGGAATGGCACAACTGATGTCGACCTACGAGAAGCTCATGCAGCGCTTCGGCTTCGTCGCCGAAGGATACGAGCGCACCCCGGCAATCATCTCCGTCTGCCTCGCTGCCGCGGTGATCGACAGCACCGCGTCCGACCGCGTCCCGCTGCCCCTGGGCGCCCTTCCGGAGCGCATCGCTGGTGCCGTCAGCGCCCTCGACCTCGAGATCGTGGAGATGCTCGACGCCGATGACAAGGCTCTGGGCGACACCATCGCCTTCACGGCAGGGCTTCTGGTCGCCCTCGGGACCGAAAAACACAGCTGCGGCTGAGATCAGCCACAGTGTTGGAGGCGGACTGCCACAATGTAGTCACAACCTCCTCTGGAAAAAAAATCGCGAGTGCTTCGCACTCAATGAATATCAGCTTGGATGATGCCCCGCGATTTGTGGGCCATCGGGGATCACCGAGACGTCATCATGCCCGAACTGAACGACCCCTTCTTCCGCATGCAGGTCGACATCAGCCTGCTTCCCGGTCCCGCCGGCGCCACCCGGTCGATCGAAGCCTTCGAGGACTGCGTCGCCGCCGCCCGCGCCAGGATTCACGATGCCCTCGGCGTCCCGATGCCGAAAGCTCCGGTCCCGCACCACAAGCCCTTCGCCCACGTCACCGCCTTCGCGCACCGGTCCGGTATCCCGCCGCATCGGCCCCCGGCGCCCTTCGACCTCGTGTCGGAGTTCCGGGCGATCGACCCCGCCACCGCCGACCTCGAGACCCGCACCAAGCTCGGCCTCGAATAACACCCGAGACCCCCATGGCCAAAGCACCCCGAATGAGCGCCGAGCAGAAGCAGTGGCGCACCGAGTCCGACCTCGACACCCTGACCCGCGCTGACGCCATCCGGGCCGACCGCAGCCGCATGAGCGCCGTGCAGAAGCACGCCGGTCAGAAGGCCGCCGCCCTGAGCCGCGTCGCTGCCGGCACCTCGAAGAAGAAGTGACCGCCATGGCCGGCATGCTGAGCGCCTCCGCCAATCCCGATCCGGTCCCGAACGGCACCGTGCTCGACTTCCCCGGCATGGCCGAGTCCGTGTCGCGCGCCGAGCTGGACGAGCTGATGGTTCACCCCGCGGTGTCCCCGCGGATGGCCCACATGCCGCTGCCGGTCAACGCGGTCCTGTGCGAGCACCGCCCCGACGCGGAGCGGTTCATCCGGGCCTTCGGGCTCGATCGCGACCGCTGGACGCCCATCGTGATCGGCGACGCCCTGACGGGCCGTCGCTTCGACAAGCTCGTCATGATCTGTTCCGTCGCCATGGATCGCGGGTTCCTCGAGAAGGCGACGCAGTGGCTCAAGGACTACCGCCACCGGTTCAACTCGGTCGTGGTGCTGTGATCGAGTCGGGCCAGAGCTTCGACGACGTCCTGCGCGCCATGGAGCATCGGCGCCAGGGTGATCTCCTGTTCGACCGGATCCGGTCCATCGTGTCGGAGGAAGCGGCCCGCGCCGGCCGCGACTTCGTCAGCACGGAGCGCGGCATCGCGATCGCGATGCGGGAACTGCGGCCCTACGTCCGGAACCGGTTCTCCATCATCGACGCCTCGACGGCCCAGGACCGGTACCTGCGCCGGCTGCGGCTGCGCATCTTCGACCACGCCGAAGGCCGCCACGTCCCGCCGGCCGCGCTCGTGGCCGCCCTCATCGACGGAGCGACACCATGATCACCGCCAAGGACCTCAAAGGGGTGTGCTGGATGCACTCCGACATCTGGGGAGAGATCTGCCTCCACACCGACGGCTCCGAGCCCGGCAAGATCGAGTGGTTCGGCGACCGTCCGGTCCATTGGGGCCACCTCGTCATCGTCGATGACGCCGTCCAGGACCGCCAGGTCCACTGGAACCAGGCGCCGGTCGAGGTCGCGGTCCGGTACTACAACAAGGAGTGGAGGACTTGGGTCAAGCAGATGCAGCACTCCGAACGCGTCGCCGACGCGATCATCGAAGGGATGACCCGATGAGCTGGTTCTCGAAGCGCGTCGTCGCACCCGAGGCGCCCGATCCCTGGGTGGAGGTCGTGGTCGACATCAAGCCTGACGCAACGATCCCGGAACTCGTGGATCTCCTGCAGCTCTTCGCCAACGGGCTCGGCCAGATCCACGTCCTGCGCGACGATCGCGACGTCCTCGATGCCGATGGGAAGCCCAGGAGTCGGCACATCAAGCGGTACGGGGAGGACAGCCCATGGCGAAGGGACTGAAGCGGAGGTCGTCGGACATCACCTGGTTCGCCGGTGACGATCATGGCCTCCATGAGGTCGACGGCTACAGTGCGGTCTATGCGCTGTCGGCCCCGAAGCAGTGGCCGGTGAAGCTCGGCGTCACCCCGGACCCGCGCCGTCGCGTCATGGAGCTGCAGCACGGCAACCCGGAGACGCTGAAGATCCAGCGGATCCTGTGGGCGCCGTCGTTGCTCGCCTTCCAGCTCGAAGGGGAATGCATCCGACTCCTGACCAAGGCCAACAAGCTCATCGGGCACGGATGGTACGACGTCCCGGTGGTCGCCATGGACGACGTCTTCAAGGTCGCGATACGGGCCACCAACGTATCGACCTTCGATCAGCACGAGATGGCGGCCGTGGTCGAAGGCTGGGGTGAGGCCAGGATCCAGGAAGCGCGACTCCGGGCACAAATTGCCGCAGCCCGGGGCTGAAACGGCGCTTGACTTCCCCCGAAAAGAGGGGGTTGACAAAAATGAACACAGCTGGTATAAACCCTCTACGCTGCGGAATGGTGTGGTTGGAGATGATTGTCTCCCACACGGTCCGCTTCGGTGTCTGATAGCTCAACAGGTAGAGCGCCTCGCTGTTAACGAGGTGGTTCCAGGTTCGATTCCTGGTCGGGCAGCCACATTGGGCCACGAGAACGATCACTGCAGGATCCCGTATCCGGGAGGCATATTCCCTCGTGCTGGCACTGTTGGACACACCAGGCGGATACGCCGTGTCCTCCTCGCGCAGCCAGGCGCTGGACGGCCCAGCAGGGAAGGGGTGGACATCCCCAGCCGAGCCATTTCTGTGGATGAGCTAAATTAGGTCGTTGCCGTCAGGCTGCGGCGCGCTATGATCATCGCTCCCCGGGGGCGTTCATGGCTGAAGTGGCTGATCCGAGACTGAAGTTTGCGATCCACTACGCCGCCTACACCGTCCATCAGGGCGATGACGGCACCTGGATCGCCGAACCGGAAGACCAGAACGACGACACGCAGTTCGTGTCCCGCGATCTCCCGGAGCTGTTCGCGGCTCTCGACCTTCTCGCCGACCTCGGCGACCTCCAGATGCCCGACATCCCCGACTGGGCGATGCGATACCTGAACGCGCCCGACGAAATCGTCTATCTGCCGTCCGCGGAGCCGGTCCGGAGCGCGCCTATAGCGCCGCCCGCCCCGATGCACGTCGAGATCAGCGCTCAGGCGACACGGGAAATCCTCCTGGCGAACTCGCACAGCGAGTTGACCATCGAGAAGGCTCTCGCGAACAACATGCTCTGGACCCTGATGCCGAGCGAGATCGAGCGCCGCTTCTCGTGGACCGACACGACCGTCGAGCTGGGGGTGCGCGAGTGGGTTGTCAGCGCATAAATTCATCGTCCGTCGTCCCTTGTCTGGGACGAAAACCCCGGTCATACTCAGCCCCATGATGGGAGGGGCTGATGGCATACGATCCCGAGGATGGTAAAGCCAATTACGAGATCGGAAATTGGCTGATTCAGCCCCAGCTGGGCAAGACCGTCGCGGTCTCGAAGTACGCTGAAGACCTCACCGATCTTGAAGGTCCTGAATTCTGGTCGGTTTTTCGCGCGATCAAGAAGCTTGAAGAGCACGAGAAATACGGCACCGCTGGCCGTGATGATGTTTGGATTAAGGATGTCGTCGCCAATACGGATCGTGTGGTCCGTGTGCCGCCTTACTTTGATCGAGACGAACGAGACGGTCGCCGTGTCTTCGCCAGCTCTGCCCTGATGCTCATTTCCACCGTGGCTGACAACAGCTTCGACTGCACGCCGAATTTTACGCGTTACTCCGCGGAGAGGGAAGCAGAGGAGAAGCTCCGGAAGCAGATCGAGGCGGTTGACGAGGCGAGGCGCGCCAAGCGCTTCCAGGTGCGGACCATGATCGTAATGGCCGGCGGAGCCCTTGGAGCTGTCGCAGCAGTGGTAGCAACACCCGTCGCTATTCCACTTTTGGGCGGCACAGCTGTCGCTGCGATTTTCGTGCCTCGTCAGTGGTGGGAGTGAGCGTCGCTGATTCGAAGCCCTTGACCGACACTTACCGCTACACCGGCCATCGTCTTTCAGACCTCCTCGCGCTGCAACGCGATGAGGTCACCATCGTTTGTGCCCCCTGCGGCTTCAGCGCAACGGTGCCGATCCGCGAACTCATCGCGGCCCACGGCAACGTCGTGCTGCCCCACCTCTTGAGCTTGGTGACCCCGAGCTGCCCGAGGCGCGGCAAGGCCGACAGCATCTCATGCGGAGCGGTCTACGAGACCCCGCTGATGATGGAGGAAGAGTTGCAGCTCAAGGCTGGGAGGTCTTGACAGTGACCTCCGATGGGTGTGTCTCCCTGATATGGGAGACATGCCATGGTGAAGCGAGTTCCAGGTCCGCATCGACAAGTTCTCCGGTATGGCGCCTACCAGCTCCACGAGCTGGCCGACGGCCGCACCCTGGCTGAAACCAATGGAGACGACGACGACACGCAGATCGTCGCGAAGAATGCCTGGGACGCGGTCCGCGCGATCGATGAGATCGAGATCGCCGAGGCAGGTGGACCAGCGGAGCCTTGGACTGAGAGGGTCGAGATCGGCACCGATTTTCCCATCGACATCGATGCGGTCTATGCGGAGCCGAACGCCACACCGTCTCGGATCGATCTGTCGACGGTCCCTCAGACCTCGATCGCTGCCGTAACCTTCCTGGCCGAGGCACGGCCGTTAAGCTTCAAGGCGTGGCTCGACCGGAATGCTCCCCGCCTTTTGCCCAACGGACGTCGGGCGACGTCGAACGTTCCCTTGGAGCCGGCGTGGCTGGTTGGACCAGTCGGCGCTTCTTGGAGCAATGGCCCAACAGGCGCAGGCACGACTTACCTGCCCCCTGGACTGAATGGGCCGACTGGCCCGAGTGGTCGCTGATCGACCGTCTTTTGGTCGAAGTGGCAGAGCGCGGTGCCGGGCGGATGTACCCCGACGCCGTGCGATAGATCTTGCCCGAACGGGCATCGCATCGGTCTGGTCTAGTGGCTGGGCCCGCGGCTCCAACCCGCGAGAGGTGGGTTCGATCCCTACGGCCGGTGCCAGAGTTCGAGGAAAGGTGGCCGAGAGGCTGAAGGCGGCGGTCTCGAAAACCGCTGGGGCCGCGAGGCTTCCGTGGGTTCGAATCCCACTCTTTCCTCCAGATTTCCAGTTTCCAGGTTTTCCGGGTTAGTTGAGCTGGTACAACGTCGCGCTCTGGACGCGAAGGTCCCAGGTTCGAGCCCTGGACCCGGAGCCATTGCCCAGTAGCTCAGAGGTAGAGCGGCGGTTTGAAGAACCGCGCGTCGCAGGTTCGATCCCTGCCGGGGCAGCCAATTCGAGCCCATGACTCCCCTTTTTAGGGCACCTAAGGCCACCGATGACTTTCAAGTACGGCAAGAAGCCCGCTCGCCCGGGTGCGATGAAGCTCAAGATGAGCACCTACCTCAAGGCCTCATCTCTGCCGACGCCGCCCGCCAACTTCGGCCACGGCGGCCTCGTCAGCGGCTGGGGTGTGCTCGGCAACGAACGCACCGGCGACTGTGTCTGGGCCGGCGCCGCCCACGAGACCATGATCTGGAACCGGGAAGGCGGCAACACGGCCACCTTCACCACGGCCAACGTGCTCTCGGACTACTCGGCAGCGACGGGCTACGACCCGAACGATCCCAGCACAGACCAGGGTACCGACCTTCTCCAGGCAGCCGAGTACCGCCGCACCACCGGTGTGGTCGACAGCGCCGGCAACCGGCACACGATCGCCGCCTACCTGCAGATCCAGTCCGACAACCTCCAGGAACTCGCGGTCGCCGCGTACCTCTTCGGCGCCGTCGGCATCGGCTGGCAGATCCCCAACACGGCCCAGCCCCAGTTCCAGGCCGGCCAGCCCTGGGATGTCGTCGAGGGCGCCTACACGGTGGGCGGCCACTACACCCCGCTCATCGGCCGCCAGAACGGCCTCTTTCGCGTCGTGACCTGGGGCAAGGTCCAGAACGTGACCATGGACTTCTTCAACTGCTACTCCGACGAGGCGGTGGCCTACGTGTCGGAGGAGATGCTGAACAACGGTGTGAGCCCCGAGGGGTTCGATATGGACGCGCTCAGGGCGGATCTCGCCCAGCTCCAGACGCCGTGACAAGTGTGACGGAGTAGGGGAGTCAGGTCGTCCCCGTCGGTTTCATGCACCGAAGATCGTAGGTTCAAATCCTACCTCCGCTACCAACCTTGACTTTTCTTTGCGCGAATGCAAAACAGTCGGGCAAGGAGCTTCACGAATGCAAAAGGTCTTCCTGCCCTCGTCGCTGCGCATCGGACCCTTCGATGTCACGGTGAACCGCGAGGGTGTGCCGCTGCCGGAGGACCTGCTCGGCCTGTTTCTGGGCAAGACCTCGGACATCGTTGTCGACATGGGGCAGGAGCCAATCCAGCTCGTCGACACCTACCTGCACGAGATCCTACATGCGATCTGGCGCTTCTCGAACCTCGGCGACAGCACCGACGAGGAGTCGGCCGTCGCCTGCATCGCGACCGGGCTGATCGGCATGATGCGCGACAACCCGGAATTCCTGGACCCGATCTGGGAGGCTATCGCCATCCGGCGCCGCGAGCGCCTCGCCCACGACCTCCGCTGCGAGGGGCAGTTCTCGTGAAAGCCCTGCTCGTGGCGTCATCGCGCGCCCATGGTGCCGCCCTGGCACGCTGGATGAAGGGCTTCGAGCCCGCGAGCTGGGACATCGCCGTCTACGGCGAGCCGGTGACGCGCCGCTACGCCAAGGCCGTTCTCGGCCGGCCGACGGGCGACATCATCGAAGACCATCACCTCTGGGTGTCGCATGTGCTGCGCCCGCTGATCGTCGGCGCGATCGAAGCCTTCCCGGGATGGGAAGTCGCTCTCCGCCGGCCACTCGAGATCACCGACAACCGGGGGAGGTCCCCGGATCTCTCCGCGATGGAGAGCTGAACACCATGGCCGCCCAGACCAAGACGACCGACGCCAAGAAGGCCAACCTGCTCGCGGCGATGGCGCAGATCAAGCGCGCCCACGGGGAAGGCTCCGTGATGATGCTGGGCGACAGCCCGGTGGAGCCCGTCGACGTTATCTCGACGGGGTCGCTGGGCCTCGATATCGCGCTCGGCATCGGCGGCCTCCCCAAGGGCCGCATCGTCGAGATCTACGGGCCGGAGTCGTCGGGCAAGACGACCTTGACCCTGCACGTCATCGCCGAAGCCCAGAAGCTCGGCGGCCTCTGCGCCTTCATCGACGCCGAACATGCGCTTGACCCGATCTACGCCAGCCGCCTCGGGGTCAACGTCCCCGAACTCGCGGTCTCGCAGCCCGACACCGGGGAGCAGGCGCTCGAGATCGCCGACACCATGATCCGGTCGAACGCTGTCGACGTCCTCATCATCGACTCCGTCGCGGCGCTGACGCCGAAGAAGGAACTCGAAGGCGAGATGGGCGACCAGAACCCCGGTCTCCAGGCTCGTCTCATGAGCCAGGCGCTCCGCAAGCTGACCGGCGCCATCTCGAAGTCGAACACCCTGGTGATCTTCATCAACCAGATCCGGCACAAGATCGGCGTCATGTACGGGTCGCCGGAGACGACCACGGGCGGCAACGCCCTGAAGTTCTACGCCTCGATCCGGCTCGACATCCGCAAGGCGGAAGCGATCAAGGACAAGGCCGAGGTCACCGGCAACATGACCCGCGTCAAGGTCGTGAAGAACAAGCTGGCGCCGCCGTTCAAGGTGATCGAGTTCGACATCATGTTCGGTGAGGGCATCTCGAAGGAGGGCGAACTGCTCGACCTCGGTGTCACCGCTGGCGTCGTGAAGAAGGGCGGTGCCTGGTTCTCCTACGGGGAGCAGCGCATTGGCCAGGGCCGCGACAACGCGAAGCAATTCCTGCGGTTGAACCCCGATGTGGCCCGCCGGATCGAAGATGTCATCCGGAACAACGCCGGCATCCTCGGTGAAAAACTGCTGCTCGACCCCGATACCGGGGAGATCCACTAACGCAAAACAGCGAGGAGGCTGAGATGCGATCCGACCTACTGCACGTCATCACGCCTTCCTTCAACATCCGTCGCTTCAAGAGCCACGGCATCAACATGCGGCGCTTCGCCCAGCACATGCTGGAGTCGGGCGTCAGGCTCCACATCATCGAGTCGGCGTTCGGGGACATCCCGTTCGCCCTCGACGACATCGAGGGCGTCGACCACATCGGCGTCTACGGCCAGACCCCGGTCTGGAACAAGGAGCGGCTCATCAACATCGCCATCTCGCGGCTGCCGCGGGACTGGAAGTATGTCGCCTGGATCGACGGCGACATCGAGTTCATGAACCCGGACTGGGCCGAGGAGACGGTCTACGCGCTCCAGCACTACGGCTTCGTCCAGCCCTGGGAGCACTGCTACGATCTCGGCCCCAAGGGCGAGCACATCGATCTCCACCACTCGTTCGGGCGGCAGTGGATCAAGGCGCCCGACACCATCGACAAGATGGGCAAGGGATACACCTTCGCGCACCCCGGCTACGCCTGGGCCGCCACCCGACAGGCCCTCGAAGGCGTCGGTGGTCTGCTCGACACCGCGGCCCTCGGCGCCGCCGACCACCATATGGCCCTCGCCCTCGTCGGCAAGGCCCACCTGTCGGTGCCCGGCAAGATCTCGGAAGGCTACAAGGCCCCGATCATGAACTGGATGCGCCGCGCCGAGCAGCACATCGCGGGCGGCCTCGGCTACATCGGTGGCACGATCAGCCACAAGTTCCACGGAGCCAAGAAGGATCGCGCCTACGTGTCCCGCTGGGACATCCTGGTGAAGCATGCCTTCGATCCCGCCACCGACCTCAAGGTCAACACCGCGGGGCTCTACGAGCTGACCGGCAACAAGCCGGCGCTGAAGCGGGACATGATGGCCTACTTCGCAGACCGCAACGAGGACGCCACCGTCCTGTGACCCGGTTCTGCATCGCGATCGCGGCCTGGCTCTTCATGACGCCGGCGCCGCGACCGGCCCCGCGCCGCCGCAAGGCGCTGCTCGAGTTCGAGGTCTGGCCGTGATCGCCGCCATCGCGCGGCGGGCCGCTGCCGCCGCCCTCGATGCCCTTCTCATGGTCGTCGCCATCACGGTGATCGGCCTCTTCCTCGCCGGATACGTCCTCCTCGTGGAGCGTATGGGCGTCGCCATCGGATCCTGGCTATGAACCACCTCACCGAGGCGGAACAGAACGTCTTCGACGAGATCGCCTACCTCGTTCTCAACCGGGTCTCGCTGCGCGAGATCGATGCTCTCGGAGACGGTGTCCGCACCAACCTCGTCGCCGCGATGAAGCGCGTCGGCGCGCCGGCGGAACACCTCGTGACCGCCCCTCCCGTCTTCACTGGCCCTGCGGAGCGTCCCCAGGGAGCGCCGCTTTCGCTCTTCGCTCTGAGTCGCGACGAGATCTACGCCATCGCCGAACGGGCGGTCGCGGATCCCGACGCGATGACGCTGAACGAGATCCGCGTCATGGCCGAATTCATCATCGAATGGGCCCTCTGAGGGTCGGAGAACCCCCAATGCGGATCGCCATGATCGGCGCCGGCTACGTCGGTCTGGTGTCTGGCGCCTGCCTCGCCGAGGCCGGCCACACCGTGATCGCCGTCGACAGCTACAACGCCCGCATCGCCGACCTCAAGGCCGGCCGGATGCCGATTTACGAGCCCGGACTCGCCGAGCTGGTGGCGCAAAACGTCGCCGCAGGCCGCCTCTCCTTCACGTCCGACCTCGCCATGGCCGTCGCAGCCTCCCAGGTCACCTTCATCGCCGTCGGGACGCCCGAGGGACATGATGGTCGCGCCGATCTCAGCGCCGTGATGTCCGTCGCCCGCCAGATCGCCGCCGTTCCGGCCGACCACCGCGTCGTCGTCGTGAAATCGACCGTTCCGGTCGGCACCGGCGACCGCGTCCTCGCCGCCATGCTCGACATCGCCCCGAACGGGACCGTCGATGTGGTCTCGAACCCCGAATTCCTCCGGGAAGGCTCGGCGATCACCGACTTCTGGACCCCCGATCGCGTCGTGATCGGCGCCGAGTCGCCCCTCGCCTTCGCAGTGATGCGCGAGGTCTACGCAAAGCAGCTCCCGCTGCTCGTCGAGGTCGATCGTCGCACCTCGGAGCTGACCAAATACGCCGCCAACGCCTTTCTGGCGATGAAGCTGGCCTTCGTGAACGAGATTTCAGACCTCTGCGAGGCCTTCGGGGCCTCGATCGAGGGGGTGGTCGACGGCATCGGCCGCGATCCGCGCATCGGCGACCTGTTCCTGTCCCCAGGGCCCGGGTTCGGCGGTTCCTGCTTCCCCAAGGACACCCTGGCGCTCGTCAGGATGGCCCAGGACGTCGAAACGCCCGTCGCCCTCATCGACACCACGATCGCCGTCAACGATGCCCGCAAGCGCGCCATGGGCTACAAGGTGATTGAGGCCTGCGGCGGCGACGTCGTCGGGAAACGCATCGCGATCCTCGGGCTGACCTTCAAGGCCGGCACCGACGACATGCGGGCCAGCCCCGCCATCGACATCATCGACGTTCTCCAGGAAGCCGGCGCCGACATCGACGTCTACGACCCCAAGGGCATGCGCAATGCCGCGCGGTGCCTCGACGGCGTCGTGTTCTGCGACAGCGCGATCGGCGCCGCGGCCTTCGCCGATGCCGTCGTCATCGCGACGGAGTGGCCCGAGTTCGCGGCGCTCGATCTCAAGACCCTGCGCGCCGCCATGGGCGGCGGTGAGGTCCTCGTCGACCTCCGCAACATCATCAGCCCCGAGGCCGCACGCGCGGCGGGGTTCACCTATTCCGGCATCGGCCGGAGCTGACAAAACCACGAGGGAGCGCGATGGGCGACGATGACACCCTGACGCACCAGGTCGATCTGCATCGCAACCTCGTGGTGATGCCCATGTACGAGGCCGGCCGCCGGGTCCTGCCGTCGCTGTTCGAGTCGCCCATCACCGAGTTCATCGATGAGGACGGCTATCCGGTCGACGACATCGAGGACGCCGAATACGCGGTCTGCAAGGTCCACGCCGACACCCTGGACCGCCGGTATCTGTCGGTTCAGATCGACTACGAGGGACCGACCATCCATTGAAGACCACCGACAAGCCGCTGCCCCAGATCCCGGTCGACATCGGAAGCGCCCAGAAGGGCCCCGGTGAGACGCCGGCCGACCAGGCCTTCCGCATCCTGCAGCGCAACAACCGCGCCCGCCGCAACGGCCTGCGCGCCAGAGGGACCTGAACCATGACCTCGCACCATGCGGGTGAGCCCCGCAGGCGAGGCCGCCCACCGAAGCCGAAGTCGGATGAACCGAAGCGCCCCCGCGGCCGGCCGCCGAAGCCGAAGCCGGAGGAGCGTCAGGAGCCCGAAAGCATCATCGACGACATCCACCTGCACAAGAAGCGCCGCGCCGCCCTGACGCCCGACGCTGACACCTTGCAGGTCATCGGCGAATGCGCCCGGCTGGCCTGCTCGCAGGTCGAATGCGCCGCCGTGCTCGGCGTCACCGTCGCGGCGCTGTCGCACCTGTTCCACAGCCACCCCGAAGCCCGGGAAGCCTGGGACGACGGCATGAGCGTCGCGAAGGTGAAGCTGCGCTCGATGCAGTTCAAGCTCGCGGAAAAGAACCAGATCATGGCGATCTTCCTCGGCAAGAACATGCTGGGTCAGAAGGACGTCCAGAACATCGACGCCACGGTGTCGAAGCCCGCCAACGAGATGAGCGAAGAGCAGCTGCTCGCGATCCTGGCCTCCGCCGGTGTCACCACGCCGTCCAACCCCACCACCAAGTAGCCGACCTGACCACGGGGGCTCACGGAGCCCCCGATGTCGGCTGAATACCTTCCGGTGTCCCTCGCGGACGCCACCGCGGAGCTGCTTGCCCGCAAGCGCTCCCGTGAAGGGCTGATCCCCTTCTCCGAATACACCATGCCAGGCTACACCGCCGACCGCTTCCACCGCATGGTGGCCGACGCCCTGGAGGAGGTGGAGCGGGGCGAGAACGATCGCCTCATGATCTTCGCGCCTCCCCAGCACGGGAAGTCGGAGCTGTCGACGCGACGCTTTCCCGCCTACGCCATGGCGCGGAACCCGAACCGCAAGATCATCTCGGCCTCCTACAACGCCGACTTCGCCGCCGGCTTCGGCCGCAACGTCCGCGACATCATCGAGGGCAAGGAGTTCGGTCGGCTCTTCCCGCATGTGAAGATCCGCTCCGACAACCGCTCCAACGACGAGTGGGCCATCGATGGCGGCGGCACCTACTTCGCCGTCGGCGTCGGTTCGGCCACCACGGGCCGCGGCGCCAACGTCTTCCTCATCGACGATCCCATCAAGGATCGCTCCGAAGCCGACTCGCCGACCATCCGCCAGAAGCACTGGGACTGGTACACGGACGTCGTGTTCACCCGACTTCAGGAGAAGTCGGCCATCATTCTCACCCTGACCCGGTGGCACCACGACGACCTCGCCGGCCGGCTTCTGAAGCTGCAGGCCGAGGGGAAGGGGCGCCCCTGGAAGGTGTTGCGCCTGCCGGCGCTGCCGGAGCCGCTCAAGGGCGAAGACGGCGCCTACATCCTCGACTCCGAGGGCAGGGTGCCTGGTGATCCCCTGGGTCGCTTCCCCGACGAACCCCTGGCGCCGAACCGCTTCTCGCTCGGCACCCTGCTGGAGAAGCAGGACGTCATGGGCGAGCGCTCCTGGTCCGCCATGTACCAGCAGCGCCCGATCGCGCTCGAAGGCGGCATGTTCCGCGGCGCCTGGTTCAAGGAATGGACCGATATCCCCTCGCGCCGCACCCGCGTCCGCGCCTGGGATCTCGCCGCCTCGTCGAAGGGCGACTACACGGTTGGCACCCTGATGAGCCGCGGCACCGATGGCCGCTTCTACATCGAGGACATCATCCGCTTCCGCGGCTCCGCCGCCCAGGTCGAGGACAGGATCCTCAAGACCGCGGCCGACGACGGCAAGTCGGTCAAGATCGTGCTGCCCGAAGATCCCGGTCAGGCCGGCAAGTACCAGAGCCAGAACTTCGTCCGCAAGCTCGCCGGATACAACGTCACCGTGAAGCGGCCGTCGGGCTCGAAAGAGACCCGGGCCTCCGCCTTCGCCGCCCAGGTCGAGAACGGCAACGTGCTGATGCGGCCCGGCGCGATGTTCAAGGACGCCTTCATCCAGGAGATCGAGACCTTCCCTCTCGGAAGCCACGACGACCAGGTCGACGCGACCTCGGACGCCTTCAACAACCTCATCGGACCCCGCAAGGCCACCATCACGGATTGGTGAGCCCTGGGGCCGAGACCACCAAGGACCCCCGATGACCGGCACCGCCGTCTTCACCAACACGGCGGGGCCGGCGCCTCTCATGGGGAGCGCGACCGACGCCGTCGCCGAGCTGCCGAACCCGGGTACCCGCTCCGCGGCCTCGATCGCCATGATGCCCCGCATCGAGCTGATGCGCGCCACCTACGGCGGCACCGAGACCATGCGCCAGATGGGCAAGCTGTTCCTGCCGCAGTTCCGGCGGGAGTCGGACTCGCGCTACCAGGACCGGCTGAACCAGACCACCTGCGTCAACAAGGTCCGGGAAGCCGTCGATGCCGCATCGGCGAAGCCGTTCCGCAACCTCGTCTACCTCAAGGACGCCCCCGAAGATCTCCAGGATTGGTCCTGGAACGCGGACGGCGCCGGTCACCACATCCACCTCGTCGGTCACACCCACTTCAACGAGGCCGTCAACGTCGGCCTCCACCACATCCTCGTCGACCACCCGACCACGACGAACCTGCCGAACCTGGCGGCCCAGCGCGCCGCGAACCCGCAGCCGTTCTTCCGTCGCATCCGGGCCGAGGATCTCCTCGCCGCCTACTTCGACACCGTGGGTGGCGAGCGGGCCTGTGTCCATGCCCGGTTCTCGACGACCCGCACCGGCTTCAACCGGACGACCTTCTCGGAAGTCATCATCGACCAGATCTATGTCGTCGAACCCTTCATCGCCCAGGTCTGGGAGCGGGAACGCTCCACCCCGGTGACCCAGCTGCAGATGCTGGGGGAGGGTGGCAGCGTCTACACCACTCAGCCGCTTCCGCTGCGCTACCTGCCGATCACGCAGAGCGGCGGCGCCGGCGGGGAATGGAAGCTCGTCAAGGAAACGCGCCACGACATGGACCGCGTCCCTCTGGAAACCATGGTGGCCGGTGAAGAGGAAGCCCTCTTTCAGGTCCGCCCGGTCTTCCAGGACCTCGCCTACAAGCAGATCGAGCACTGGTGCTCGACGAGCGAGCAGCGCAACATCCTGTCCTCCGCCCGCTTCCCCATGCTGGCGTCCTCCGGCGTCACCGTCGACGAGGACGGCCCCGAGGGCAAGGGCTTCGAGATCGGCCCCTGGGTGGTGCTGACCTCGCCGGACGCGCAGGGGCGCTGGTACTTCGTCGAACCCAAGGGCAACGCCATCGACGCCGGCATGAAGGACATCGCGGCCATCGAGTACCAGATGGACATGATGGCCCTGAACCCGGTCCAGGCGACCAACCGGCAATACGTGCCGCAGAACGAGCGCTCCCTGGCTGAGACCCGGGTGAACTCGGTGGTCCACGACCTCGCGATCGTGTGCAAGGACTCGCTCGAGAAGGCGATCCAGCACGTCGGTCGCTGGAAAGGCGAGGACTTCAGACGCGTCAGCGTGGAGATGAACTTCAACTTCTCCGGCACCGACGAGCTGGCGTCCAAGATCACCGCCGTCCTCGACGCGGTGTCGAAGGGGCTGCTGTCGCGCAAATCGGCGCTGAAGGAGCTGGTGCGGCTCAACATGCTCGACGACGACTTCGATGTCGAAGCCGAGGTGAAGCTGCCGGCCGCTGCTGCCGAACTGGCGCAGACGAAGACGATCTCCGTGGTCGATGATGGAAGCGGTTCTGATGCGGGCGGGACGCCCGATGCAAAGCCGCGCTCCAAGGAAGATCGGGATTTCCCGAATGGCCAGACCCGACCCAAGGCACAGAACTAGGGGGTATTGACTTTTTACAGTCTATCCTGTAGAGGTTCAAGTGCAAACGGAGAGGCGGCCTTGATCTGCAAGAACACCGACGGTAAGGAATTCCACGCGTGGCGCGTGCCGGCAATCGGGACGGTTGCCGACGAAGACGTCCCGCATTGGATGCTGAGCCGTATGATGGAGGGTGCCATCCAGATCGACCGCCTCGGCGGTCTCCTGGCGCTGACGCCCGACTCTGCAGAAAGCAGCCTCCCTGGGGACTACATGCTCTTCGACTCGGTCGAAGGCATCATCAAATTCTGCCCGGAACGGACGTTCGACGAGCACTACACCGTACACTGACACGTCACATCCGGCAGCATAGGCCCTTCACAGGGGCATCGAAGGCCTCGTCAGGTTCCACCTGGCGGGGCCTTTTTGCATCCAAGAACACAATGCGCTCGCGGGTCCTCCTCCCCGCTCGAGCGCGAAGAATGGTCCCGAAGCCGCGACGCCGGCTGGGATAGACCAAGATCGCCTGAGGGCGACGCCATCCCTTCGCCTTTGCGCGCCGCCTCCGGGCGGCTCGCCACGACCGCCGGCACCTGCCGGCAACGACCCCGGGCGGGATGCCATGGGGATCGAGACCTTGCGGGAGCGGGATGCTCCTAAATCCAAAACCGGGATGGTTTCCAAGTGCTGAAAGCTGTTGTGATGGACCTCACGTCCGTCGATGAGAACCTGCGCCCTCTCTACGAGGAGAAGGCTGGCAAGTTCGTCCTGAAGGTCGAGCCCGTCGAAGGCTATGCCCTCGAGAACATCACCGGGCTGCAAAGCTCGCTGATCGCCGCTCGCCAGGAGCGCGACACCGCCAAGACGGCGCTGAAGCCCTTCGAGAACATCGACCCGACCGCGGCCCGCTCCGCGCTCGATCGCGTCGCTCTGTTCGAGGGCCTCGATCCCGCCGACGTCAAGACCAAGCTCGCCGGCTACGAGCGCCTCGCCGCCCTCGACCCGGCCGCCGAGGCCGACAAGCTCGCGGCCGAGAAGGTCAAGAACGCGACGACCCAGCTCAGGACCGCTTTCGACACCGAGAAGAACCAGCTCACGACCGAGCTGACGGACACCAAGACCCGCCTCTCGAAGCGGGAACAGCAGGTCCAGCAGCTCCTCAAGACCAACGCCATCGCGACGGAACTCGCCAAGGCGAACCCGCTCGACGAAGCTCGTGACGCCCTCGAGCTGATCGCGTCCAACGCCGTGAAGCTCAAGGAAGTCAACGGCGAGCTGGTACCCGTCGTGGTCGACAGCAACGGCATGGAGCGCACCAAGCTCGGCGCCGACTACTCGTCGGTGCCCTTCAGCGTCGCCGACCTCGTCGCCGAGCTTCGCAACACCCGAGCGGTGCTGTTCAAGCCCGACGCCGCCAAGGCCGGAATCGGCACCGATGCAGGTGGTGGTGGCGCCCGCCAGAACGCGGGCAACGACCCCTCGAACCCCTTCTCCAAGTCCGGTTGGAACATGACCAAGCAGATGGTCATGACGAAGTCGGACCCAACTCGTGCCGCGCGCCTCAAGGCCGAAGCCGGCGCCTGACCTGTCGTTTGCAGGAGAGCAAACGCTGACAAGCCGTTTGCCCGAAAGCAAACGTAAGGACCCCTAAGGAAATCAATGTCGCAGCAGACTTTTACCCAGCTCTCGGATATGATCATCCCGGACGTCTGGAAGGGCTACATCGTCAAGGAGTCGACGGTCCAGACCAGCTTCTGGACCTCCGGCATCCTCACGGACATGACCGACCAGCTGATGCCCCAGATGGGTGGCACCACGGTCAACATGCCGTTCTTCAACGATCTCGCGAACGATGAGGCCATCATCGACGAGACGGACATCATCGTCGACAAGGTCGGCACCGGCCAGGACGTGTCCACGATCCTGGAGCGCGTGAAGGCCTACGGCGGCACCGATCTCGCCGCCGACCTGTCGGGTGCCGATCCGATGCCGGTGATCATCGGCCGTCTCGGCGCCTACTGGGGCCGCCAGATGCAGAAGGTCCTCCTGTCGCTGACCGCCGGCACCATGGGCTCCCCGTCCATGTCGCAGAACGTCTACGACATCACGGGCCTCGCGAACGGCGCCGGTGTGTTCGACGGCCAGGCCTTCATCCAGGCGAAGTACCGCCTCGGTGACCGCGCGTCCGATCTGTCCTGCGTCGCCGTCCACTCGGACACGATGCGCCTCATGGAGGAGCAGGACCTCATCGACTTCATCCCCCCGTCCGAGGGTGGTGACCCGATCCCGTTCTACATGGGCAAGCGCGTCATCGTGAACGACGTCATGCCGGTCGACGGCAGCGGCAACTACACGTCCTACCTGTTCGGTCCGGGCGCCGTGGGCTACGCCGAAGGTGCCGTGCCGACCCCGGTCGAGCCCTGGCGCGACCCGCTGAAGGCCGGCGGCTACACGGCCATCATCAACCGGCGCAAGTTCGCGCTCCACATTCGCGGCATCAAGTGGGTCGGCACCCCGGCCGGCCCGACGGCCTCGAACGCGGAGCTGGCGAACCCCGCCAACTGGCAGCGCGTGTACGATCCGAAGCTCATCAAGATCGTGGCCTTCAAGCACAAGAACGCCTGAGGCTTTTCACGAATTCGTGCAACCCGGGTTCGTCTCGGGTTGCATGAAAGATAAGGATCGACCATGACCATCTTCGCAAAGACCCTTGCCGTCGGCAAGAATGGCTCCGCCGCCATCAACGCGCTGTTCGCCGATCTCGTCGGCCAGCTCAATGCCGGCCTCAAGGTCTACACCGTCGCGACACTGCCCGCCGCCGCCACCGTCAAGGGGCAGTTCGTGCAGGTGTCGAACGGCGCCGCCGGCCAGCCCTGCCTCGCCTACAGCGACGGGACCTCCTTCAAGCAGGTCGCGCTCGGCGCTGCCCCCTCCGCCTCCTGAACTGAGATGCCCGCCGCGCGCGGGCATCCCACGGTGATCCCATGAACGCTCCCAATACCCGCGGCTGGAAGCAGCGCCAGGCGCTCGCCAAGATGCGCGGCGTCAAGACGCCGGAACGCCGCCTCATCGAGGCGCAGCGCAACGCCCTGTTCCTCGGTCTCCCGATCCCCGACGCGCTCCCGAAGTCCGATATCACCGGGTTCGAGGCCCTGCTCGAGGGTGGCTCCCACCCCACTCCGGACGCCGCGCCGCCCCCGGTCGCCGCCCCCGTCGTCGTCGCCCCGGTCGAGCCCGCCGCTCCCGCCGCGCCCGTCCTCCCGGCCAACATCGACGCCGACGCCGCGACCTCGACCGAGGACGCCCTCGCCGAACTCGAACCCGCCAAGGCGCCCAAGGGTCGCCGCAAGGCCTCGGCGTGAGCGCCTATATCGAGGCGCAGGACATCATCGACACCTACGGCCAGCTGCAGTTCAACCGCATCTCGAGCCCCAAGGCTGACGGTGTGTCCGACCCCAAGGTCGTGCAGCGCGGCATCGACTCCGCCTCATCCATCATCGACATGTACCTCGGTGGCCGCTTCACGCTGCCGCTCGCCGTGGTGCCCCCGGTCCTCGTCGAACTCGCCGTCGACATCGCGATCTACAAGATGCCGCTCGGGCCCACGACCCGTACCCCCGAGATGCGGCTCCGCTACGACGACGCCCTGAAGATGCTGGCGCAGATCGCGGCCGGCACGCTGTCGCTGGGCCTGTCGACCGAGGACCTCACGGCCAACGGCGACGCCGACACCCAGAAGTCGGCCATGGGCCGCTCGATCCGCACCTACCGCATCTGAGGTCGCTTCATGCCCCAGGTCAGCATCAGGCTGAACCTCGCCCAGTCCAAGCACGTCCAGGACGCCCTGCGCGAGGTGCTGGGGCGGCTTGGCGGTGGCCCCGGTGGGTCAGGCCTGCTGCCCCTGAACAAGGCGCTGGCGACCTATATGCGCAACGCTGTGAAGCAGCGCATCGGCCGCTACAAGGTCGGACCCGACGGCACCCCCTGGGCGCCGCTGAAGCCGTCCACGATCGCGCTCCGTGCCCGCATCGGCAAGATGTCCGCCAAGGACGCCGAGATGATGCACTTCCCGATCATGCAGGACAGCGGGGACCTCCTGAAGGGCATCGACATCGGCTACGTCTCGGCCAAGGGCTTCGAGATCAAGTCGCGGTCGCCGCACTCCTCGTACATGCAGTTCGGCGTCGAAGAGACGAGCGGCTTCATCCCCGGCAAATCCGTGCCGGCTCGGCCGTTCCTCGGCTACTCCGACGAGAACAAGCGGATGATCCGCAAGAAAATCAACGCTTTCATCAAGAAGGGTGAACTGTGACGTCTGCAGTTGTCAACTACCGCGACTCCGTCATCGCCTCCCTCCAGACCAACGTGCCCGAACTTCTCCAGGTCGACTGGTACGACGCCATCTTCGATGAAGCTGACATCGAGGCCTGGTCGAACCTGAACCCCGCCGCCATGGTGGCGGTGCGCGACGTCCCCATGCTGCCCCACTCCACCGGGGAGCAGAACGCCAGCCTCGACATGATCGTGTCGGTCATCGTGGCCGACCAGTCGGCGCCGCGCGACGCCGACGCCACGCTCTGGGCTATCATGGAGAAGGTGGCCGACATCGTCTTCTACAACCGCTTCGGCGACCTCAACGCCGCGGTCCCCAACAACATGCGGATGGCGCGCCTGCGCGAGCCGGAGCTGCGGCGCATGGGCGTCGCCCTCGGCGTCGTGGAATGGACCGCCGGTCTCACCTTCGGCGGCAACCGTGCCATCGCCGACTGGTACTACAGCGATCCTGCCACCGGGCAGCTGATCACGCAGATGCCGCCCAACGTCCACATCAACGCGGCCATCGGTCCGCCGCCGCAAGCCCCGGAGCGCTCCGATATCGCGCCCGACCTGCAGTTCTTCACGCAGATCTGACCCCATGCGCTCCGACGTCATCAATTCCACCGAGCGCCGCCTCCAGGATCTCGAGTCCGCCCAGGACCACGCCACCCACAACGGCGTCATCTTCGACACCAAGTTCGACGATGAGAAGAAGCGCTGGTACGTGCGCCACGCCGACAAACTGCCGACCGCGGCCGGCGGCGAAGGCCAGACCGCCACGAACGTCGACACCGACCCCAACTTTCAGTCCGATTGGCTGCCCTGGGCGACCCACAGCCACGGCACCATCACCTATGTGATCCCGCCGCGCATCGGTCAGCGGTCGACGATGCACACCCACGGCGGCCGGCCCGAGCTGGGCCACTGCGTCGCCTTTCACAACAACCCCGACACCCCGTGCCCGTCGGGCAACCCGGACGAGATCCGGATCCAGGTGAAGCCGCCGGCCGACAACGACCCCGGCGTTTCCGCCGACAAGGGCAAGAAGCCCGACTCGACGCACGACCAGATCACCAGCGCGACGTCGGACAGCCGGTCGGTGTCGCGGCCCTCGCTCGACGATCCCCAGTCGTTCTCGAAGACGGTCCACACCGCCGACGACCACACGCTGTCGACGAAGAACGTCACGACCAAGACCGACCAGTCCAACGTGTCGGAAGCCGCCAAGGACAAGATCACCCGCAACACCGGGACCAACGATCCCGAGGCGGCGGCCGGCGGCTCCGCCGGGGGCGGGAACCTGCCCCACGAGCTGAACGCCCAGCTGCAGGGGCTCCGCGCCGAGGTCACCCAGCACACCCATCACATCGCGGCGCTGCACGACCAGATGTCGTCCATCATCGACCTCGCGATGCCGAAGGTGCCGCAGCTCGCGGCGCTGCTGCCGTTCCTCGACCACCAGCCCCAAGGCCTTGAGAAGGCCGCTGACGGCGTTCTCGGCAAGCTGGAGCAGTATGTCTCCTTCTCGCTGCAGCAGGCGGTAGCGAAGCTCACAAACAGCTTCATGGGTTCCGTGATGTCGATCGCCGGCGGCAACATCTCCGGCCAGATCGGTGGAGCCCTGTCGCATATCACCGGCCTTGCCGGAGCGAGCGACGCCGCCGTCGCCACCGCACCGAACCTGCAGTCGGCCCAAACTATCACCTCGACCCTGGTGCCGCCCGCGGCGTCGTCGTCCTCGGATGGCTCCGGTGCGTCATCGCCGCCGCCCACCGTGGATCTGTCGCCGCTGCTGACGGCTCTCGAGCCCATCGAGGCTGCCTTCTCCGGCACCGCATCCGGAGACGACGTCACCGGGATTGTGAACGACATCACGGCGCTGTCCCCGGCGACCGCGGCCGGCATGGTCACGGTGAACAGCAAGATGAACGACCTCGCCACGATCTACGCCGACAACGCCGGCCCCGGGAACCTGTCGGTGCTGATCGCCGCCGCGATGTCGGATGCCGCCGCTCTGTCGTCGGACGCCTTCGCGATCGATCCGGACGCCCTGGCCGCCACCTTGGCCCCGGTCGCCCCGATCTTCACCGGCGCCTCGGCCCAGGGCAAGGTGCAGGGGTTGCTCGGCCAGGTATCCGGCATCGCCGGTGCCGCCTCGGGCTTCCTGTCCGGCCTCGGCGGCATGACCGACGCCCAGCAGAACATCACCCAGGGCATGACGAAGTCCTACCGCCTCGGCGGCTACGGCGCCTGAGACGACCGTCTCATCCCTTCTTCCACATCCAGGAAAATTCAATGCCCGCCATCACCCTGTCGGCCCGTCGGGCCGCGAAGATCGCTGCCGCCAAGGCCGCTGTGCCCGCCAAGGCCGACTACGTCGTGCTGAAGCCGTTCGCCTACCAGCACGTCGTGCAGAGCGCCGACACCGTGCTGTCGCTGACCGCCGAGGAGGCCAAGTACCACGTCCTCAGCAAGCGCGTCGCGCTGAAGGCCGATCTCGACGCCGCCGCGGCCGCCGCCGCTGGTGCTGCCAAGGCCGCTGCCGATGCGAAGGCCGCCGCCGACGCCAAGGCCGCCGCCGACGCCAAGGCCGCCGCCGACGCCAAGGCTGCCGCTGATGCAAAGGCCGCCTCGAACGCGAAGCCCGCCGACGCGCCCAAGAGCTGATCCGAACCATGTCGACGAGAGCCTCGCTCATCGTCGATGTCGACCGCGTGACCGGGGAATTCATCTCGGGCTGGCCGCGTTGCGAGCAGTCCATCCAGACGATCCTCACCACGCGGTTGAACACCCGCGTCATGCGGGAATGGTGGGGGTGCGACTTCATCGACATCATGGACAAGCCCATGGTGCAGTCGACCTTCGCGCTCGGCATCCTCGCCGCGTTCAACGCCATCGACAACTACGAGCCTGAATATGAGGTGCTGACGACCAGCTTTACACCGGCTGCCGACGGCAGCTGCCGGGCAACGGTCAACGGCATCTACCTCCCTGATCAAACCAGCAAGAGCACTTCGGTCAACCTGTATTCCTCTCGCTGAGGGATACAGGCTCGACGCTGCTTGCCCAGCATCGATTGAGCCGGATGTCCTACTACAACGATCCCGCGTTCTTCATCGACTTCTCCCAGCTTCCGCCGCCCGCCGTCATCGAGACGCTCGCCTACGAGGACATCCTGTCGAGCTACAAGGCTCGCGTCCTCGCTGCGATGCCGACTCTGGCCCGCGCGCTGAACATGGAGCAGTCGGCCCTCAACATCATCCTCGAGACCGAGGCTTTCGGCGAGCTGATCGTCCGGGCGCGCATCAATGCCGCCGCCCGCGCCGTTATGCTGCCCTTCGCGGTCGGCACCGATCTCGACAACCTCGCCGCCTTCTACAACGTCATCCGCGCCGTCAACGCCGACGGCACCAAGGAGTCGGACACCCGCTTCCGGATCCGCATCCACGAGTCGCCCGAAAGCTTCTCGTCCGCCGGCTCGCCTGGCGCCTACCGGTTCTTCGCCCGCACCGCCGACCCGTCGATCTTCGATGTGTCCGCGATGAAGATCAACGCGCTGGGCGGGGTCAAGGTCACGATCATGAACTCGATCGCGACCCCGGCTCCGACGTCGAGCCAGATCACCAACGTCCTCACCTACCTCAACGCCGACAACCGCAAGGTCCTCACCGACGCCCTGACGGTCACCGGGCCCAAGATCATCACGACGACGATCGAGGCCAACCTGACGCTCTACCCCGGTCCCGACCAGGGCATCGTGATCGCGGCGGTCCAGGCGGCCCTGAAGAGCCTGCAGGCCCGGGTCGCCAAGCTCGGCTACGGGCTGGAGCGCTCCGCCATCTATTCGGCGCTGATGCAGGAGGGCGTCCAGGGCGTCGAGCTGATCTCGCCCAAGACCGATCTCGTTCCTGGCCTCGACGGCTGCGTGTCCATCACGGGCGCCTCGGTGAAGGTCCTCAACAACAGGACGTTCTGATCCATGGCCCGTGTCCTCGACAACATCCTGCCGAAGAACGCGACCGACTTCGAGCGGTCGCTGGCCGACCAGGTCGAGCAGATCCTGGCGCTCGACACCTCCGAGATCAGGCGGCTCTGGAACCCCTGGACCTGCGATCTCGCGCTGCTGCCGTACCTCGCCTGGTCGATGTCGGTGGACCTGTGGAAGACGGAGTGGCCGGAGGCGAAGAAGCGCAAGGCCGTCGCGGAATCCTTCTCCATGCACCGCATGAAGGGGACTAAGGCCGGCATCGCAGCCTACCTCGGGCTGGTCGACGCCACCCTGGTCCGGGCGATCACGCCGCCGGCGCGGGCATACGCCACCGGCGGTTTCGCCGACGGCCAGTCCCGACTCTCCTGGCTCGACGGACTCCCGCAGATCCGGGTCTACCCGTTCCTGACCGGCCGCACCGCCCCCAAGGCGCGATCCTTCTTCTCGCGCGGCCCCGGCACCGCCAAGGCCTTCTACGACAAGCCGGCGATCGGCTACGACAGCTTCATGCAGACGTCCCAGGGGTTTGACCTCATGGGGCGCCAGGCCTTCTACGTCGAGAACGGCGTCGAGACGCCGGCCACCTACGAGGTGCTGCGCGGGGCCGACGGCAGCGTGCCGGAGCGCATCACGATCTCGACGACGCCCGAAGCGGTCAGCCACTACGGCACGGCGTTCTTCGGCACCGCCTTCATGCAGCCGACGAATGCCGAGAGCAACGTCATCGCAGTGAACCTGAAGCCGGGCGCGAGCGGCGTCCCGCAGTACAGCGTGGCGCCTGGATCCACGGTCACCGACGTCGCCCCGCTGCGGATCAACCAGACCAGGACGGCGCCGATCGGCGTCAGCTTCCTCGGTTGCGCGAAGCGGCAGCGCTTCATGAAGACCAGCTTCGGCCCCAACCTCGTCTACGACCAGATTTCGATCCTGGATCCGACGAAGCCGCTGCTCGACCTGCGCAAGAAGACGAAGTGCTTCTATGGCTTCGCTCGTTTCGGCATCGACCCGTTCACGGCGGAACTTGCCATTGAAGTCCCGATGAAGCGGCCTCGGTCGCGCTTCGGCAAATTCTACACCGGCTTCATGATGAAGGCCGATATGCAGCCCGTCCAGGACGTGCTGACCGCGATCAGTGTCTCCAAGTCGCTCCGCGATACTATCCTTGTCGACACACTGATCTACCGACCAGTTCAGCTGAGCGACGGGCCTTCTCTTGGCTCGTTTACCTTGGGCGAGGTCATCAAAGTCAAGTAGGACTGAATTCCTTCATGGAAAGCACCGTTATCTTCTACCCCGGCATGGATATCGATCCGGCCGACTTCAACAACCTCCAGGCCGGCGTCAAGCAGACCTTCGACGACCTCGTCGGCGACACCGTCTCTCCCAACCAGAAGTACGCCGGCTTCACGGTCGCCAAGACCTCGACGACCGGCGTCACCGTGGCGCCCGGTCGGCTCTACTCCGGTGGCATTCAGTACGCCCAGACCGCCCCGACGACCCAGGACTTCCTGGCGACGCTGCCGGTGGCTGGCCAGAAGATCGTGTCGGTGCTGCTGCTCGGCTCCGTCCAGCAGGGCAACGTGACGGAGCGCGAGTTCCTGATCAATCAGGACACCGGCCAGTCGCAGCCCCAGGCTGTGGCGCTGACCTCGCTGCGCGTCGCCAACGTGTCGTTCGCCTACGGCAACGAGACCTCGACCGCCTCGGCCCCGCTGATCCAGGCCGGCTACACCAAGATCGCCGACATCCTGCTCACCACGACGGGCGTCGCCGCGATCACGATGTACTCGCCGAACGCGATGCAGTCGAACGACGCCCTCGACGTCCGCGTCACCGCGCTCGAAACCTTCGAGGCGCAGATCGCCCCTGAGGTGACGACCATCGCGTCGGGCCTCGCCGCCCTCGCCAACAAGCTGTCGAACACGACCAGCCAGGCGACGATCACGCAGATGCTGCTCGCCATCGGCACCCTCGACGCCAAGGTCGGCATCCCGACGACGTCGGCCGCCAGCTCCTGCGACTACCTGCTCGACGGGTCGAACTCCGACCTCGCGAACCCGCTGTCGAACTGCATCGTGTCCGAAGGCATCCGGTTCCCTTGGGCCAACATCCAGACCTCGGTGCTGAACCTCTTCAACCCCTTCGAGACGCATGGCGTCGTGAAGGGCGGCACGCTGCTCCCGGCCTACACCCGCTACAAGCGGCAGTCGACGGGCCCGCAGACCAGCTCGGTGTCGGCGAACAGCTACACCTACAACACGGTCAACTACGCCCAGCAGACCACGACCTCGACCCGCACCCGCTACGGCACGGCGTTCACGGTGTGCTCAAACTCCGCGTTCTGGGGCTCCGGCACCTACAACCCGCTGACCTCGATCTTCACGCTGCCCGACGGCGAGACCTACAAGGCCTCGGTCGACATCAACGCGACGCTCGCCCAGCAGCAGGCGGCCGGCATCGACAACACCCACCTCTACGTCCGGCTCCAGGAATACTGGACCGACACGGTGGCGTCGACCTACTGGGGCGCCGTGGTTTCGGCTCCGCAGACGCTGCCCGGCTTCCACATGTTCGAGTCGGTCCTCGTCGGCCAGGACCAGTGGATCGATGCCGTCGGCATCAACCTCGGTTCGCTCGACAGCCAGGGCGACATCACGCTCGTCATCTGCGACGCCAACGACAACGCCACCCCGGAGCCCTCGCTGGTGATCGGGACCGTGACGGTGCCCTACGCCAACCTCAAGGCCGGCGTCGAGAACGTGTTCTCGCTGACCACGCCGATCCTGCTCTCGGCCGGCCAGAAGGTGTCCTACGGCATCGTCACGACCGGTGCCCACCAGATCGCGACGACGGACGGCGTCAACTTCCCGCAGGGGACGTTCTTCGCCCTGTCGCCGTCGGGCTTCGCGTCCGGCGACCTCACCAAGCACCTGTGCATGTCGTTCTACGGCTGCCAGTTCACCAACTCGACGGTGTCCATCCAGCTGTCGAACCTGCAGCTCGCCGGCGGCATGTCCGCCATCGACATCCAGGCTCCGACGATCGCCCCGACCTCGACCTCGCTGATCTACGAGATCCAGCTGAACGGCGTCTGGGTGCCGCTGAACGCCACCACGGTGAGCCAGCTCAACGCCGGCGGCACGCTGCCGGCCCTGGTGCCGCTGCGGGCGACCTTCACGGGGACCCCGGACATGATGCCGGCCCTCGGGCTCTCGGCTTCGATCGCGACGGTGTCGCTGCCCGCCAAGGCTCTCGCCCATGTGTGGCCGAAGCTGCCGCGCACCCCGACGGTCCCGTCGGCCACGATCGGTGTCATCGAGCGCTACGAAAGCTTCAACGCCGCCTACCACTCGGCCGGCGTGAAGCTCCTGACCGGGGCTGGCTACACAACGCAGACCGCCCCCTCGAGCATGACCACGGTCACCACGCCCGACGGCGGTGTGGAGGTCACGTACCTCTTCAACCTCGGCGCCGCTGTGTCGTCCTGGAAGGTGCTCACGGTCGCCACCACGACCTCCGCGCTGATCCCGTTCCACGGCGCCTGGATCAAGGACTATTGCCTGTGACCAACACCAACACCGCGGCGGCGAAGCTCGCCGCCACCCTGACGCTGGGACCTGTGGTCCCGGCGCTCGACCTCACCGGCTACACGACGGTGGTCATCCTCGTGACGGTCACCATCAACGGCCACGAGTTCCGGCGCGGCAGCGAGCACGTCGTCGATACCCCGACGCTGGAGTCGCTGAAGGCAGCCGGCGCGATCAAGGTCTGAGGGGTCCCGAGCCGACATGGCAACGAACCTCCCGACCCCGCTCGACATCTCCGAGTCGGCCCCCTTCGACAAGGCGGTTCTCGATGCCGCCTTCACCTACATCGTCAACCGCTTCCTGATCCTCGAAAGCTTCATGCCGGACTGGCAGAAGGCGGTGGATACCCTGAATGACGTCGGCCTCAACCGGATCAACTCCGCGCTGACGCCGGTCTTCCAGGCCTATTCGGAGATCGCCAGTCTCGGAGCCATCTTCTCGGCGACGTCGAGCACAACCCTCGACCTGTCGCCCGGTACCAAGACCTTCGTGATCGACGCCCCGCTGCGCAACCAGTTCGCCCCGGCGCGCTGGATGTCGGCGCTGTCGTCGAACGCCCTGATGTCGATGGCCGGTCTCGTCACCTCCTATGACCGCACCACGGGCAACCTCGTGGTCAACGTCGTCGAGGTCTACGGCAGCGGATCCTTCTCGTCCTGGCAGCTGTCGCCCAGCTCGCCGCCCATCCTCGCCGCGGCCGTGGTCGACGGCGGCGTCTACGACTCGACGACGGTCGAGACCGACAACGTTCCCTTCGTCTACGCCGGTCCGTCCGCCCTCGCCGCGGAGTCCGACGGCGGCACCTTCTGACAGGCGTCATGACCAACCAGACAATCCAAATCAAGCGCCGCAACTCGGGCTCGGCCGGCGCTCCGGCGTCGCTGGCCTCGGGCGAGATGGCCTGGAACGCCGTCGATGGCATCCTCTACTTCGGCAACGGCGACAACGGCTCCGGCGTCGCGACGTCGATCACCAAGCTCGCCGGGCCCGGGGCCTACGTCCTCGCCTCGCTGCTCGGCGTCGCTTCCGGTGTCGCGACACTCGACAGCTCCGGCAAGCTGCCCGCCGCCCAGCTGCCGGCCTCCATCACGGGCGCCATGGTGTTCCAGGGCACCTGGAACGCCGCCACGAACGCCCCCCAGATCCTGTCGGGCGTCGGCACCAAGGGCTACTTCTACAAGGTGTCGGCCGCGGGCATCGCGACCAACACCACGACCTCCGCCGCGGCCTCGAGCGCCGCCACGACCATCTCGGTGACATCGGCCAGCGGCATCGCGGTCGGCAATCTCGTCACCGGTCCGGGCATCGCAGCCGGCACCACGGTCACCGCCATCAACGGTATCGCCATCACGCTGTCGACCGCCACCACGGCGGCGATCTCGAGCGGCGCGGCCCTGACGTTCTCGTCCTACCTCGATGGCGTCTCGGGCAGCCAGTTCCAGGTCGGCGACATCGTCACCTTCGACGGCTCCGCCTGGGACAAGATCGATGGCCCCCAGGAAGCCGTGACCACGGTCGCCGGCCGCATCGGCGCCGTCGTGCTGTCGTCCACCGACATCACCGACGCCACCGCGACCGGGCGCTCCCTGCTGCAGTCGGTATCGATCGCCGCCGCCCGCGCGACGCTCAAGATCGACGCCCGCACTGCGATCGCCGACACCGCCTACACCCATCTGTCGACCGACTACAACGCCCAGTACACGTCGATCAGCGCAGCCCGCGTTCTGACCCTGGTCGCCGCAGCCTCCATGGCCGCCGGTGCCGAGGTCCAGATCGGCGACAGCTCGGGCAACTGCTCCGGCACCAACACCATCACCGTGGCCGTCAGCGGTTCCGACCTCATCAACGGCGCCACGACCTACGTCATCTCGTCCGCCTATGGGCAGGTCACCCTGATGAGCGACGGCGCCTCGAAGTGGACCGTGGTCTGCCAGACGGCGTCACTCGCGACGAACGTCAACGGCGGCACCTACTGAGGCCCCCATGACCCTGATCCAGATGCGCCGCTCGAAGACGAGCGGCTCCGTACCCCCGAGCGTCGCCGACGGCGAGCTGGTCATCAACCAGGCCGACTCGATCCTCTACACCCCCGACGCCGCCGGCGGCATCGTCGCCACTCTGCTCAAGGGCATCGCCTACCTCGCGTCGCCGATCTTCACCGGCAACCCGAAGGCGCCGACGCAGGCGGCCAAGGACAACTCCACCAACCTCGCCACGACCGCCTACGCGGACGCGGCGGTCGGGGTAGGGGTGGCCACGGCGGAAGGCTACGCCGACAACGCGGTCTCGACCCTCAAGAACGCGATCTCCGCCCGCAAGGCGGTGGCCGACGCCGCCTATACCATCTTGGCCACCGACCGCACCGTGGCGATCACGAGCCTGACGGCCTCCCGTGTTCTGCAGCTGCCTTCAGCGGCATCCTACCCGACGGGCGTGCAGCTCACGGTAGTCGACGAGAGCGGCGCCTGCTCGTCCTCGAAGACGATCACGGTGGCCCGTGCCGGCTCCGATACCATCAACGGCGCCACGAGCTACGTGCTCGGTGCCGCCCGCGCCTATCTCGCGCTCGAAAGCAACGGCTCTTCGGCCTGGACGCTGGTCGATGCTTCCATCATCGACGCCTCGAACCTTGGATCGAACGCGCCCGCGATGAACGGGTCGGCTGCGGCCGGCACGTCGCCCCAGGCGGCGCACGCCGACCACGTCCATCCGGTCGACACCAGCCGGCAGGCCGCCCTCGGCTACCCGCCCGTCCAGCAGGGCACCGGCGTCGGCCAGTCGACCAACGTCGTGAAGCTCGGGTGGAGCGGCTCCAACCTCAAGTACACGATCGACACGTCCGACATGGGCAACCTGTGGGGCGACAACAACGGTACCAAGAGCCTGGCCAATAACGGTTACCAGAAGCTGCCGAGCGGTCTCATCATCCAGTGGGGCTACGCGGGCGTCTCCGGCAGCGGCGATACTGTCGTCACAATGCCGATCGCCTTCCCGAATTCGGGGCTGGCCGTCGTGCTCACGCCGGATGCGTCACCTCCTGGGAACCAGGTCGTCGCGTACACCACGTACAACTTCACAGCATCGCAGTTCACGGTCGCCCCTCGCTACATCCAGTACGCGGCTGCAGCGGGATACGCGAACCAATCGACGCGCTGGATCGCAGTAGGATACTGATCCAATGAAGTACATGATCCTCAGCGACACCGGCCTGCCGGCGTTCTATTCCGAGGACATCCACGGACCCCTCACGATCGACGGCGAACCCAATCCGGCTTACCCGGCTGGCGGAACCGAGATCAGCGACGATCAGTGGATGCTGTTTCTCGAGAAGCAGCCCAACATCAAGTGGGATGAGCCCAGCAAGAGCTTCGTCGCCTATTCCCCGCCACCGCCGCCCGCGGCAGTGCCGGAGACGATCTCGGACCGCCAATTCTTCCAGCAGCTGGCGATCGAGGGCAAGATCACCCAGGACGAGGCTCTGGCCGCCGTTCAGACCGGGGTCCTTCCCGCGGCCATCGCTACGCTCGTCGCCAAGCTGCCGACGGACCAACAGTTCGCCGCCAGGATGCTGCTCTGCGGGGCGACGTCCTTCCAGCGCTCCAGCGCCATCGTTCCGGTTCTCGCTCAGCTCTACGGCATGAGCGCCGCCGCCCTCGACGCCCTCTGGACCGCGGCGGCGGCCCTATGACGGAGCAGATCACCGCCACCATCACGGAGCCGGTCCCTGCCGGCCTTCCACCTCACAGCCACATCCTCGCGGTGCTGATCGGGCTCGACATCTTCGTCAACGCTCTTCTCGGCGGCAGGGCCTACCAGACCATCAGCTCCCGGATTGGCGAAAGCCTGCGCTCCGGCGGCTGGGCGGCGCGCGTGCCCTGGCCGCAGTGGTGGATCAGGCACTGCGAAGGTGCCGTCTACACCACCGAGATTTGACCATGGCACAGCCCAGCATCTCCAACATCCAGCAGAAGATCGAGATCGATGGCGCCGGCTCTGTCGCCGTCACCGACATAGCGACCGACAGCAACGGCAACTTCGTCCGCGAGGTCCGCGTGCTCGGCGTCATCGACGCCGACAATCCGTCGGCACCCCTCGTCTTCACGCTCCGGCTGTCGTCCGCAGCAGCCGCCAACATCCAGATCGCGACACCCGCCGCGAGCTTCTGACCCTCACCAAAGGACACCATGGACGACGTCTGCTCCGAGCAGCGGCCGTTCATCGGAGATGATTGGGTCTTCACGGAGGTCTTGCTGGATCCGTCCGGCGACGCTCTCGACCTGACCGGCAAAACGGTCGGTGCCGCCTACTTCGCGCCCCCGGGCACGACGCCAGCCGAAACCGACATCAGTGCCGCGGTGACCATCGTGCCCGACCAGATCGGCACCGTCCGCGTCGTCGTGTCGAAGGACATCACGAGCCTGATCCGGTCACTGCCGGCCGGCCGCAAACGCCCTCCCGCTCACCTGCAGATCTTCGTGATCGATGGCGGTCTCCGGACCACCAGGCGCGTGCTGCTGATCGACCCCGTCGACCCGAGCACGATGCAGCGTCGCGGGAGTGACCGCGAAGACGGCGACGCCAGCGTGTACCGCCGCCTCAGAGGCTTCGGCTTCCCGACCTTCATCTTCTGATGAGCCTTCCGCCTTCCACGATCAGCAAAAGCTGATCGAGAAACACAACCCCAGATCCCCTTCCAAAAGCCGCTCCTTCCCGGGGCGGCTTTTTTTTTGGAGCCAAGCACACAGTGGCAGTTTCCTACCTCCACGGCATCGAGACCATCGAGCTGACCTCGGGCGTCCAGCCCGTCAGCACCGTCAAGTCCTCGGTGATCGGCCTCATCGGTACGGCGCCCGACGCCGACACTGCGGCCTTCCCCCTGAACACCCCGGTCGCGATCTTCTCCGACGTCCTCCTGGCCAACCGGCTCGGCAAGACCGGCACGCTGCTCGACGCCGTCAACGCGATCTTCGCGCAGGGCGCCGCCGTCATCGTCGTGGTCCGCGTCGCCGAGGGCACGAGCGAGGCCGAGAGCTGGTCGGCTCTGGTCGGTGACCCCGTCGCCAAGACCGGCGTCTGGGCCTTCCTGAACTCCCGCTCGATCCTCAAGATCATCCCGAAGATCCTGGTCGCCCCGGGCTTCACCTCCGACCGCCCGACCAACGGCGTGTCCGGGGCCAACCTGACGGCCGGCGGCACCGGCTACGACATCACCACGACCGCGACGGTCTCCGCGGCTCCGGCCGGCGGCCGCACCGCCCTGGCGTCGGTCGACGTGGTCGGCGGTGCCGTGGTCGGCGTCACGATCTCGGATCCGGGCTTCGGCTACACCGGCGCCGCCCCGACGATCACCATCCACGGCCCCACGGGCGCCTCGGGTGCGGTCGCCACGGCCACCCTCGGCCATGTGGCCAACCCGGTCGGCGTCGCCCTGGCGTCCATCGTGGATCGCCTCCGCGCCATCGCGCTGCTCGACGGCCCCGGCACGAACTACAACGACTCGGTGTCGTACCGCGACGACTACGGCTCGCAGCGTGTCATGGTCATCGACCCGGGCGTGCTGAAGTTCGACACCAACCTGTCGGCCTACGTGGTGGCCCCGGCCTCCGCCTACGCCGCCGGCATCCAGGCCGCGGTCGACGCCGCGAAGGGGTTCTGGTTCCCGTTCTCGAACAACGTGATCAACGACATCGGCGGCCCCGCGCGGCCGATCGACTACATGATCAACGACGCGAACAGCGAAGCGAACATCCTCAACGAGAACCAGGTCACGACCATCATCCACGATGATGGCTACCGGTTCTGGGGCCTCCGCGGGACGGGCGATGACGATTTGTGGGCTCAGCTGTCCGTGCGGCGTACTGCCGACATGGTCTACGAGAGCCTCGAGACCGCCATGCGCAGCTGCATGGACAAGCCGTTCAGCTACGCGCTGCTCCGCTTCATCATGGACAGCGTCAACAGCTACCTCGCGCAGCTGGTGGAGCGTGGCGCCCTGATCGGCGGCAAGTGCTGGATCGACCCGACGCAGAACACGGCCGCGACCTTCGCTGGCGGTGAACTCTACGTCAACTTCGACATCGAGCCGGCGGCTTCGCTCGAGCACCTGATCTTCCAGGCCTCGCGCAACCCGAACTACTACAACAGCTTCGTCGAGACCTTCGCGACGAGCATCACCGGCCAGTAATCCGGCCCGTCCACCTTCCCATCATAGTCCGCACCGACAGCAACACCCGTCTCTCACGAGATGCCGGGGTGCGTCGGCGCGCGACTGGAGACATCTATGTCCGCTGCAAATCTTCGCGACTCCCTCATCCTCCGGGACTGGACGGTGAGCATCAACGGTATCGGCAAGATCGGCATGTGCCCGTCGGTCACGATCCCGGAATTCAACCTCGAAATGGAGGACTACCGCGGTGGCGGCATGTTCGGCACCGTCGAGATCCCCATGGGCGTGGAGAAGATGGACTTCTCCTTCGATCTCTTCACCTGGGACGCCGACATCTGGCTGAACATCGGCTACGGCGCCGGCTCGCAGAGCGTGCCCTTCCTCTTCCTGGGCAACGCCTTCACCCAGACCGGCGTCCAGACCTCGGTCTCGGTCGGCATGAACGGCACCCTGAAGTCGATCAAGACCGACGCCGCCGTCCCCGGCAAGCAGGTGAAGCATGCCTGCCAGGTCGCGATCAACACATTCAAGCACATCATCGCCGGTGTGACCGTGATGGACGTCGACATCTACGGCAACAAGTTCCTCGTGAACGGCACCGACATCATGCAGACGTCGCGCAACAACACCGGCTTCACCGCCTAAGCGCAGTCTAGCTGCTGACCTCAACTCCACCCCGCCCTGATCAGGCGGGGTTTTTTCTTCCCGAACCCCAAGAAACGAACATCCCAATGACCACGACCACGTTCAACCTGCAGTACCCTGTCGTCCGCGAGGGCCAGAACATCAGCGTCCTCACCGGCCGCCGCGCCAAGGTGCGCGACATGCAGAAGTTCATGCGCAACATCGACGTCGACCCCATCCAGGCGATGCAGCAGGTCCTGGCCGATCTGACGGACCAGCCGATCCACGTTATCGGTGACCTCGATCTCGCCGACTACGCTCCGATGCAGAAGTGGTTCCAGGATTTTTTGGAGCCCATGAAGAGCGCCTCCGAGGCCTAAAAGTCGATTGGTACACGGTGGCCGAGAAATGGCCTTGGCCACCTGAGTCCATCGACAATCTAGCGCTCGAGGATTTCTTCGAACACGCAGATGTGGCTCGATCCGTCTTCGAGGAGAAGGCGAAGGCCAACAACAATGCCGCCAGACCAGGTAAGCGAAAGACTCGCCCCGCGAGCAGCTTCGCGTAAAGGGAGCCGCAAGTGAGCGACAGCAACAACCTGAGGATGGAACTCGAGATCGCCGCCTCCTCGCATACCGAGGCGGCATTCTCGAAGACCGATCGCGAGATCATCGGGCTGACCCGGCGACTGAAGGAAGCCCAGAAGGTTTCCAACATCGCCCCGAGCCTGAAGTCGGTCGAGCAGTTCGGCAACATCAACAAGGCCGTGAAGACCCTCGGGGTCAACCTCGACAAGGGGCTGAACAGCAAGCTCAAGGAAGCCAAGCGCCACGTCGAGGGCGGCACCTTCAACAAGTGGGCGTCCGACCTCAATGCCGGCCTCAACAAGCTCGACAGCACGCTCGGATCCGTCACTGGCGGCCAGGTGAAGCTAAAGAAGGCCGCCGTCGACATGCTGAAGGCGCAGCGTGCCGCCCAGGTCATGGTCAACCGGGCCCACGGGGCCGAGGTCGACCTTCTGGAACAGATCGGCGACAAGGAGTCCGAACTCGCCGTCGCGCGCACCCGCGAACATCGCCGCCGCCTGTCGGCGCAGCTCGAGATCGCCAAAGCCCGCGAGGTCGAGGAACGCAAGGCCGGCCGCTCCGCCCGCACCGGGTACGTCGATGCGTCGGTCTTCCGCAACGGCCGTCTCCGCATGGGGATCCGCCGCCGCTCCGAAGCCAAGGAGCAGCGCGACAGCGACGCCGCGATGCGCAGCGGCTTCACCGGCTATCGCACCAGCGCCCGCATCAAACGGACCACGGAGTCCGCTCAGCGCAGGCAGGATGCCCTCGCGAAGCGTCAGGAAGATCTCGCCCTGAGCAAGGGCTTCACCGCGTTCAGGTCCAAGAACCGGATCCGTCGTGGCACCGAGGCCGCTGAGAAGCGCGCCGCCGCCGCCAAGGACAAGGCGACATACGGGCCGCTGAACCGGCAGATGCGGATCATGGAGCGCAGCGAGCGCCTCGAGCGCATGCGCGTCCGGTCCGAAGAGGCCGCGGCCAAGCGCCGGGCCGCCGAAGAAAAGATCAAGGCCAACGCCCGGGAGCGCCTCTACAACGCCGCCAAGGGCAAGGCCTGGGGCAGCGCCAAGAGTGCCGGCAAGCACATCCGCCACGGCATCCACTCGATGTCGCACCCGTTCTTCACCTCGCCGGCCTTCCTGGCCATGGCGTCGATGACGACGGCGCTGCTCGAGCTGTCCCGTGTCATGAAGAGCACGCTGACGCAGGACACCGCCAAGACCAAGTACGAGATGTTCGGCTTCAAGCAGGGCACTCCGCGGAGCGTGATCAGCGCGGACTCGAACGAGCTGAACCGCGGCGCCATGAACGCCAGCCTGAAATACGGCGTCGATGCCGACCACCTCATCGACATCGTGTCCGAGTCCATCCGTTCCGGCGTCCCGGAAGCGATGTCGAAGGACATGATGGACATGATCCCCAAGGCGGCCGGCGCCATGGGTGAGGACTCCGAAAAGCTGGCTCACAACATGGCGGAAGCCATCCAGCAGCTGGTGTCCACCAAGGAGATCACGAACGCCGACGGGATCCGCAAGTTCCTGAACGTCGACGCCGGCATGTCCAACTACGGCGGCATGACTGCCCAGAAGTCGGACGAGTTCCTGGCGGCGGGTGGTATCGGTCGCGGCAAGGAGCTGGGCCTCGATCAGTACGACACCATGGGCCTCGCCGCCCTGTTCGGCGGTAAGGGTGCCCGGACCGGTCAGTACGACGCCCGCATCCTCGGCCAGATCTCCGAGGTGGCGCCGAACCTCGAGGGCAAATACTTCTCGGCCCTCAACAGCTACGATCCCATCACGAACCCGCAGGGCGCGGCACTCGCTAACGCCCCCAAGGACCTCGGCTACGACAACATCCAGGCGATGACCCAGGCGCTGAAATCCGGCGCCGCGGGCATCATCGACTTCTTTGGACGCGTCGGGAAACTCGGGCCCGACAAGGCCAAGCTGATCATGCAGGGCGCCGGCTTCGGCGAAGGCGCCGGTGCTGCCGCGGCTGAAATCGCGGCGGATCCCGAGGGCTCCAAGAAGTACATCGAGAAGGCCCGCGAGCTGTCGAAGCAGGCCGACGGCCAGGACTACCTCACCGAGAAGTGGGAGATCTGGTCGAAGAGCATGAGCGTCATGCTCGGCCGACTCGAAGCCGGTATGAAGGTCATCGACTACCAGATCGGCGAGCCGATCAAGGATCTCGTCCTGGCTCCGATCTCTGAAGCCTGGACGCAGATCACGGCCAGCCTGACGAGTGACGATGTCCGCGGCAAGGTGCGTGAGGCTGTGCAGGCCTTCATCGACGGCCTCGGCATCCGCGACATCAAGAAGGCCATCCTCGACCTCGCCGAGGGCTTCAAGGGCCACGCCGTCGCCGACTTCCTCCGGGGCGTCGGTGAGGGGATCCGGTCCCTCTTCGATGACATGCACTGGGCCTTCGACATGATCGCGAAGCTGTCCGGGTCCGGCGATGCCGAGACCATGGGGCGGTGGGCGACCGAGATCCTCGGACTCTCGGCGGCCCTGCATCTGCTGTCGCCGGTCATCGGCATCATGTCGGCAGTGACCAACGGTCTCCTGCTGATCAAGGACGTCTTCACCGGCATCAAGGCGCTCGGCGCCATTGCGGGCCTCACGGAAGCCGCGGGTACCGCGGGTGGCGCCGCAGCTGGGGCAGGGGGCTTCGCCGCCCTCGGCGCCGGCATCGCCGCCGCGATCGCAGCAGCTCCGATCACCATCGGTGCTGTCGCTGCCGCAGCTGTGATCGGCGTCACGGTCATGAACTGGGAGGGCATCAAGGAGTTCTTCGGCTTCGGCGCCCCGTCGCCCATGGCCGAAGGCACCATCCGCGGCACCGGCGGCCGTCCCGACACGGTGATCAGGAACGACCTCCTGAAGCAGGTCCCGCCCTCTCGGCGGGATCAGCCAGAAACCTGGCACGAGTTCCTGTCGCCGGAGCAGATGCGCCAGCTCCAGCAGGGCCCGCAGATGCCGCAGCCCGGCTTCTTCGAGACCGCGCGGCGGGTGATGCACTTCGCCGACGGCGGTCTCATCTCGGGTCCCGGTGGTGGTCGTTCCGACTCCATCGTGGCCCGGGTGTCCAACGGCGAGTTCGTCGTGAACGCCGCCGCGACCGCCCGCAATCTGCCGGTGCTCGAAGCCCTCAACGCTGGCCGTCCGATCCCGCTCTTCGCGACGGGCGGCGCCGTCGGTGATGCGTCGAGCTTCCGTCCCGGGGCGATGAGCCGACAGGAGTACCTGCCATCCGGCGCCGGCCTCGCGATCAAGGACGCCACGGTCGGCACCGAAAGGGCCGTCCGCGACCTCAAGATCGAGCTGCAGGCCATCAGGATGCTGCTGCAGACGGCTTCGCTCGGCGGTGCTGGCGGTGACGCCGGTTCCGGAGGCGGTGGCGGTGGCGACGAACGCCCGAACCTGCGACACGGCCGCGTCGGCGGCGCCATCGGCGGCGGGACGCCCAACATGCGCTACGGCCATGGTGGATCGACCCCCGGCACCGGAGACGCCCGAGAGATCGGCCCCAAGGTGTCGCTCGGCAAGATGGGATCGAAGTTCGCCGCCAAGGCCCCCGTCATCATGGACGGGCTGATGAAGAAGTACGGCCTCACCCGTGAGCAGGCAGCCGGCGTTGTCGGCAACCTCGGTCACGAGTCGGCCGGCTTCACGGCCTATCATGAAGGTGGTCAGGCGTCGGCCAAGGGCGGCGTCGGCTGGGCGCAGTGGACGGGACCGCGCCGCAGGGCGTTCGAGTCCTGGACCAAGGCTCACAACCTCAACCCGACCTCGGACGAAGCGTCCTGGCGCTACCTCACCGAAGGGGATCCCGAGACCGCGAGGGCCATCCTCGCCGTCAAGGGCCAGACGACCCGCAAGGGTGCGGTCCGGGCCTGGGAGCAGTCCTTCGAGCGGGCTGGCGTGAAGAACTACGCTTCGCGCGACAAGTTCGCTGACACGGCCTTTGCCGGCACGCCCGGCGGCGCCACGGTCGACAACTCGGCGCCGAGCGGCGTGTCCCCGGGCGGCTCCGGCCGCCAGGGTGACGCGGTCGACTCGGCCATGGGGATGATGGGCTACAACGAGCGCCAGGCCGCGACGTCCCTGAAGCACATCATGCATGCCGGCGAATGGTGCGCCGACTTCGTGAACGGGACGCTGGCGAAGTCCGGGATCAAGGGTTCCGGCTCCGCCATGGCCCGGTCCTTCAGCGGATGGGGCCAGCACGTCGACAACAAGGACGTGCAGAAGGGTGATGTGATCGAGGAGAGCCACGGCGATCACGTCGGTCACGTCGGCTTCGCCACCGGCAAGACCAAGACGGACAAGGATGGCAACATCACTGCTGTCCAGATGGTCTCCGGCAACTACGGCGACAAGGTCTCGATGAACTGGGAGAAGGTCGGCATGATCGCCGATCTCCGCCGGTCCAACGAGGCCGTGACCGCCGCGGCGAAGCAGGTGACCGCCAAGGTTCCCAAGAGCCTCGGCGACGCCAAGACTCCGGAGGAGATCGCCAAGCGCGTTCCGACCTCCGACCGTCCCACGGCGCATCGCGACGCCGAGAACGGGGCGGGCGACAGCCCTGATGCCGGCGGCTCGGCCGGCGGTGGTTCCGCAGCCACCAAGGAAGTTCATCACCACCACCACCTGAACTTCTACAGCCAGGTCTCGGACCCGGACCAGCACGCGAGGTCCGTGGGGCGCGAGATGGACCGCCACATGTCGACGCGAGTCCACGACGTCGATCACGACGTCGGCTGACGACCGGGGAGGGGATCACCCCTCCCCTTTTTCATTTCAACTCCGAGGAGACCTCATGGGACAGGTCATGATGTCGATCGGCGACATCCTGTTCTACCGCCCCTATCCCGGCACCGACACGCCGGCCTTCGAGACGCTGTCTCGCGACATGGTGGCGACGCTGCCGTCGCAGGGCCGGCTCGGGCGGGACAACGCCATCCAGTTCACCGGCCCCGGTGAGGAGACGATCTCGATCCACGGCCGCCTGTTCCCGTACCAGTTCGGCGGCATCGACACCATGGAGCAGATCCGGAACGCGCTGCGCGCCGGCAAGCCGCTCATGGTGACGCAGTTCTCGCCCAGCATGGTGCAGGACATCAGCCTGACCTCGGGACTCGCCTACTCCGGCACCAAGGTCGGGAACTACATGATCCGCGCGCTGCGCAAGAACAACTTCCTCTACACCGGAGACGGTGTCCCGATGAAGATCGACTTCACGATGGAGCTGGTGCTCTACGGCGACGACCTCAACAGCGGCATCATAGCTGGTGCCGTGGCACCGCCGTCCGCAGAGACACTGCCGGCCCAGCCGACTCCGCAGGGCACCGCCAGCGCCGACGGGACCACGTTCAACCTCCTCGGCTGATCGCCGATCACCAGCGAGGAATCAGCCCTGACCGAGACCGTCATCACCAAGGTCAACGACCGCCTCGACCGGATCTGCTTCGCACATTACGGATCGGTGGCGAACGGCGAAGTCGAGACCGTGATTAACGCCAATCCAGGCATCGAGGAGCAGCCCATTCTTCTCAGTGAAGGGCTGATGATCACTCTGCCTTACATCCCTCCGACCAGCATCAAGATCATCAAGCAGATCCAGCTGTTCCAATAATCGGACCTCCATGAGCTACACGGCTGCTCTCGGCTACACGCCGATCTATGTGATCTACAAGGACGGCGACGACATCACCGGTCACTTCAATGATCGCGTCACCACGATCAAGGTGGAATCAAAGTCGTCCGGCGGCGAGGGCGACACGATCGACATCACGCTCGATGACCGTGACTGGCTCATCGCGTCGCCGAACAACAAGGCAGGTTCCGGCGACCGGATCGACCTCGCGCTCGGATATCTCGAAACCGGCGTCTACAGCCAGGGCGACTTCGAGATCATGGAGACGGACTACCTGTATCCGCCGAAGACGATGCGCCTTATCGGCCATTCTCTCGGCTTCACCAACGCGTCCAAGGCGCCGATCATCGCCGCCCACGCCGGCGAGACCCTTGACAAGATCATCCAGGGCATCGCGCAGGCAGCCGGCGTCGGCGCCGCTGTCGACCCCACGCTCGGCAGCCGGGCCATCGCCTACCTGAACCAGCACTCCTCGTCGATGCATCTGCTGCAGGAGTTGGAGCGCCGCTACAACGGCATGGCCCACTTCGGGTCCGGCAAACTCTCCTTCACTGCGCGCGGCACCGGCGACAGTGCGTCGGGCAGCTTCATCGGCGGCGTCGCCATCACGGGCGAGGACATCGCGACCTTCCAGATCTCGGAGAAGAACCGCACCAGCTACAGCAAGGTGCGCGGCGCCTACTGGGACGCCGACAAGCACGAGAAGGTGTGGCTGAACTCGACGGCGGCGCCCTACACCGACTCCACCGTGCCCTTCATGATCAAGCGGATCTTCGCGACCAAGGACGAAGCCCAGGCCGGCGTCGATGCCAAGATGGGCGCCCTGAACCGCGGCTTCCGGACCGGCCAGCTGTCGCTCGCGAAGGGCGACCCGTCGATCCGCGGCGGCTCTACGCTGGTCATCTCCGCCACTAGGGATGGCGTCGATGGATCTTACATGATCAAGACGGCAACCCACACCTATACCAAGGATGGGGGCATCGCGACGATGCTGGAACTGATCGATCCCGGCACCGGCGAGGACTTTTCCGAACAGATCGACGACGGCAACCTTGTCCGACCGGGCGACCCCGAGCCCACGGGCAGCGGTGCTTCGTGACTCCGGCTTTGCACGAATTCAAAGGACACCCGAATGCAAATCACCAGCCCGATCGGGCGCGCCGTTCTCGAAATCCGTGAGGGTGAGAGGCTCGTCGCGTACCGCGACTCCAAGGGCGTCTGGACGATCGGCGTCGGCCATACGGCCGCGGCCGGCGCCCCGATCCCGGCAGCCGGCGTCACCCTGACCCAGGCCCAGGCCGATGCGCTGTTCTCGCACGACCTCGCCAAATATGAGGCCACCGTGCGCGACTGCGTGACGGTGCCGCTCGAGGACCACGAGTTCGATGCGCTCGTGAGCCTCTGCTATAACATCGGCCAGTTCGGGGTCGCCCACTCCACCGTGGTGCGCAAGCTCAACGCCGGTGACCGCAAGGGCGCCGCGGATGCCTTCTCGATGTGGGAGAAGGACAAGGTCCTGATCACCCGGCGCGAAGCGGAACGCCTCCAGTTCCTGACGCCCTACACCAAGGCCCTGCCGCGGCCCACCACGGACGCCAAGCCCATCGTGGCTCCTGCTGTCCCCGCGGCTGCGAAGCCCGCCAGCGCGGCTCCCACGAGCCCTGTGATCACTCCCGTCGCCGCTCCGGCGCCCGCCGTCGCGACCACCCCGGTCGCCGCGGTGAAGCCGAGCTTCTTCAGCTTCGTCGGCGCCCTCCTGAAGTCCCTCGCCCGAAAGGCTTGAACCATGAGCAGGCTCAAAGGGCTGCGCACCCACCTCGTCTCAGCCGCATTCTTTCTGGTCGGCATGGCCGACCTCCTGCACGACCTCGACGTCAAGCAGGCCCTCACCGACATCGGCGTCCCCGGCGACAAGATCGGCGTCGTGATGGTCGCCATGGCGATCATCTTTGCCGGGCTGCGGATGATCACCACCACGCCCCAGGGCGTTCCCACCACCACCGAGGCTACGAACTGATGCTCGGCTTTCTCCTCTCGGGCATGTCCGCGGTCCTCACCAAGATCCCCGGCCTCGCCAGCAAGCTGATCGACTACGAGGTCGCGAAGCAGAACACGGCGGTCCAGACCCACAACACGGACGTCGCCGCCGACACCCAGGTCAACCTGGCCGTCCTCCAGAACAAGCTCGAGACCGACAAGCTGATCGCCGCGCAACGCGCCGCTGATCGGCTGTCGCCCTGGACAGAGTGGATGCTGCCGGCGCTCTTCGCCGTCTGCCTCTACCACTTCGGTGCGATCGCCTTGGACTCGGTCCCGAGCTTCGGCCACGTCGTCGGCTCCTGGCGTGTCGCCGCCCTTCCGGACGCCCAAGCGTCCATCGAGACCAGCGTGCTCCTCGGGGCCGCCGGCGTGACGGTCGCTGTTCCGGCGATCCGTCGCATTTTCTCCAAATAGGAGGACTGATGTCCCCCATCACCTTTGATCCCAGCTTCGGCTACGGGACGATCATCACCCTCGCCGTCCTCATCTCTGGGTTCGTGGGCAACTACTTCCTCCAGCGGTACCAGGTCGGGGAGATGATCAAGCGTCATTGCGAGCTGGAAGTGAAGGTCGTCGCCATCGACGCCGCCTTCTCCAAGCACCAGCTCCACATCTCCGAAACCTACGTCCGCCGCGACGACCTCGAGCGGATGGAGGAGCGCATCGGCAAGACCTTCGGCGCCCTGATCGACGGCATCGGGCGCCGCATGGAAACGGTCGAACACACCATGCGCAACATCGACACCAAGATCCTGTCGGTCGTGCAGGTGGTGACCAAGCGGAGCCGCCTCGATGACTGACCGCGGCAGGCATGTCCTGCTGACGGTCGCGCTGACCTGGCTGACCGGGGCCATGGTGGCGCTCGTCATTTGCCTCAGCACCCTGTTCGGGGGCCGGGTCGAGTCATACCTGGACCCCGTCATCGACAACATCCAGATCGACGCTGCCACGGTCACTCGCGACAGCGATCAGATCTGCTTCCGCTGGACCGGTGACAAGCACCGGCTCGCCCGCCTCGAAAACGTGGATGTTCTCCTCGACCGTCCCGGCACCGGCGACCGGACGTTCCCCGACCTCATCAACCGCGACACCGGCCAGCCCTGGCATCGCAACGGTGCCCGCCCCGTCGGCGAAGGCATCGCGCGCGATCTGTGCGTGAAGCTGCCGTATGATGCCAAGGCCGACGAGCGGTTCGACCTCAACATCAAGATCTGGTTCGCCGGGTGGCGGAGTTTCTGGCTCGTTCCGGTCGATGTTCCGACCATCCCCAGCCCTCGCGCTACCTTCTGATTTGCGCGAATGCAGCACAGGATTTGCTTTTCTGCAAAACCTGTGCTACGCCCGACGGCAGAAGGGGATACCACCGATGCGGAACAAGCTCATCAACAGCACAGTCGCGGCCTGCGTCGCGGTCCTGGGAGTTTCGGCCTACGCGGCCTTCGGCCCCAAGGACGACATCACGCTCCGCAAGTTCGACATGCTGAACCCGAGCTTCCGCATCGATGCCCCGCCGGCCCGCGGGTCAGGAACCGTGGTCCACAGCGGCCCGGACGGCACCTTCATTCTGACCAACCACCACGTCCTCGCCCCGGCGGAACAGAAGATGGCCGAGGCCGGACAGGTCGGGCCGCTCGACGTCGTGGTCCGGAACTGGCTGTTCATCAAGGGCCGCCGGAACGCGCTGCCGCTCATCGCGACGGCGACGCTGGTGGCTGACGACGCCACGCACGACCTCGCCCTCATCAGGATCGACGACCCCGAGTTCTCGGCCGAGCCCGCGCGCTTCATCGGCCCGGACGACCAAGTCGACATGACCGAGTCCGTCTACGCGGCCGGCGGCGGTCTCGGCAACCGACCCTTCATCACGGAAGGGCTGGCGTCGCTCGAGACGGTCGGCGACGGCGAGGGTGGCGCCGAGATGCACACCATGATCTCGGCGCCCATCATCGGCGGCAACTCGGGCGGCGGCGCCTATGTCCGCCGCGGCGGCCACTACGTGCTGTTCGGCGTTCCGGAAGCCATCGAGACCACCCAGGGCGGCGGCGTCCCCCACATGGGCATCGTCATCCAGATGTCGACCGTGCGCAGCTTCCTGGCCAAGGCCGGGCTGCCCGAGTTCGGCTCCCCGAACACCACCGTGGCGGCGCGCTGATGTACCAGCCGCTGAGCCTCGACGAACGCCTGCGCCGCGCCGAGCTGATCGAGTCCTTTCTGCGGGAAGGCTACGGTCCGCTGCGCTTGCTCGTCGGCAAGGGGTCTGCGACCGAGAAGGCCGACAAGGCCGACGGCAAGGTGTCCGGAACCTACGCCCGGTGGATCCGGGACGAGGAGCGCCGCCGCAAGACCGGCCGCATGTACGTTCTGCCGAACTGGAGCCTCTACTCCGGTGACGCCCCCGATTTCACGCCACCCCAGACCTCGGATGTCGCGTGGGTGAAGCCGATCCCCGAAGTGGTGATCGAAGAGGTCCCCGAGGACCTGGACGCTCGCGCCCGCCACCTGCGCGCCGAGATCGTCACGCTGGTCACGTCATCCGACTATCCCGTCAACAACACATCCGCCATCGTGGTCGACACCACGATGAAGCGCCGGTTCAACAAGCGGACCGGCGAATACGAGCGCAAAGCCTCGACCCCGAGGACCTGGCTCAGCGAAACGCTGACCGTCGAACCCGTGCTCAACGCGGCCGGCCGCCGCTTCATCTTCACCGCGGCCCAGAACGATGGCCAGCTGCACGAGGCCTTCTGGCAGAACCTCCAGGCTTTCGCGCTGCACGTCGGCGCCGAGATCGTCGTCGGCCCGCTGACCTACGAGACGTCCTGGTGGTCGGAGACCAACACGGCGGCCCGCGACTACCCCGTCGAGCTGCATCCGCACCTGTGCTTCGGGCAGCTCGCGGTCGGTGACGACTTCGTCTTCGCCGGCGAGATGAACACGATCGTCACGGCGTCGCAGCCGGTGTCCGACCTCATGACCTACAGCCGCAACCGGTGGGCCGTGTTCCCGCATGCGAAGCGCCAGCTGAAGTCGGTCCCGTCCACGGATCCGAACGAGCAGGCGCACCAGGTCATGACGACCGGCATGGTGACGAAGCCCAAGATCATCCCGCGCAAGGCCGGCATCAAGTCGCTCTTCCACCAGGTGATCGGCGCCGTCCTCGTCGAGTTCGACGAGCGCTCCCGCGTGTTCTGCCGTCAGCTGACCGCCAACGAGGATGGCTCCTTCTACGACCTCGACCGCCGTGTCGCGGGCGGCGTTGTCACGACCGGGCACCGCGCCGCGGCCCTGGTGGCCGGCGACGTCCACCTGCGCAAGCTCGATCCCCTGAACAGCCTGGCGACCTTCGGCTTCGCACCCGGCCACACGGTGCGCAACAAGGGCAGCCTGCTCGACACCCTGAACCCGCATCATGTCGTGCTGCACGACATCTTCGACAACGAGACCCGCAACCACCACCACCTCGGCGACTCCGCCTACAGCTACGAGCTGGCGATCCGGGGCAGGGACTCGGTGTCGGAAGAAATCGGCGACGTCGGCGACTTCCTGCTGTCGCTGCACAGCCCCGACCGCAAGACGATCGTGGTGGAATCGAACCACGACATCGGTCTGGAGCGCTGGGTCAGGGAAGGGCGGTACCGAAACGACGGCGCCAATACGATGCTTGGGCTTCGGCTCGAGACCGCCTACATGCGTCATCGCGAAGCCGTCGCCCAGGCGCTCGACTTGGCGCTGCCGACCCCGCGTTTCTCGCTGCTGCAGCACGCCCTGCTGACCACCTACATCGGCAGCGCCGAAGAGGTGGAGTGGGCCTACGACGGCACCAGCCGGCTGCTCGACGGCATCGAGATCGGTCATCACGGCTTCCGCGGCACCAACGGGTCCAAGGGCACCGTGCAGGGGTTCATGCGGACCGGCCGCAAGATGACCATCGCCGACAAGCACAGCCCGGAGATCGCCGAGGGCTGCTACGTCGCCGGGTGCATGAACCTGCACCAGGGCTACAACAAGGGCCCGTCGAGCTGGGCCGTCGCGCACGTCGTCCACTACCCGGACGGCCAGCGCGCCATCATCACGCTCCAGGATGGCCGCTTCCGGGCGGACAAACCGCGACTCAGCGTGGCGTCGGCCTGACCCGACCTGCGCACGAATGCAAATACCTCGAGACCCTGAGGAAGATCCAATGCCGCGCTACATCACGTCCCTGTACCTCGCCCTGTTCAACACGGCAGCCCTCGGCGCGCTCGGCATGGCCTGGGCCTTCGGTCTCGTCCAGAACATCTTCGTCGAGGACGCCAGCCGGCTGACCTGGGTGTCGGCCGCCCTGCTGGTCGGGGTCATCGTCTATGCGACGTGGCAGACCTACCGGTTCGACCGGATGGACCAGCACGACGAGCACGCCATCGAGGCCGCCATGGCCTTCCCGAACTTTCTCAAGGCCAAGGTCTTCCTCTACCTCGGCCTCTGCGGGACGCTGGTCGGGCTGTCGATCTTCGTCAGCCACATGGCGGCCGACAGCTCCGTTGCCAACGCCGACGGGATCACGGCGACGCTGAACGCCATGAAGGCGTCGATGAAGACCGCCTTCAACGCGACACTGGTCGGCATCGTCGCGAAGCTCTGGGTCGAGATCATGGTGTTCATCCAGGGCTGGTCGGTGCGCCGGCTCGCGCGGCTCGACTCCGTGCTGATGACGCAGGACGTCGGTGGCGCCTGGTCGGCGACGCCCGTGCGAAAGGCCGGAGACCTCACGGACCGCGAGCTGCAATCCATCGTCGCGCTCGGCTCCGATCGGGGGACGTTCTAATGGTGCTGTTCAACGACGATGATGCCGAGGGGACGTGGATCGCGTTCGTCGACACCCTCTTCAACGCCATGTTCATCTTCGCCGCCATGTTCGCGCTGCAGGCGATGCTGCCGCACCTGAAGGCTGAGACGGCCGGCCAGGCCGGCATCAACCCGGGGCGGATGTGTGCGACGCTGCAGTGGCCCGATGCCCTCGACGTCGACCTCGACCTCTGGGCGCGCAACCCGGCCGGCGAGGTGGTCTTCTACAAGCACAAGTCGGGCAAGGACATGGATCTGCTGCGCGACGACATGGGCAATGACGGCGACACCACGAGCCACCACTTCGAGACGATCTGCTCCCGTTCCCTGACCCCGGGTGCCTGGACGTTCAACGCCGTCTACTACGGCTCCCACGTCGCCGACGGATCCTCACCGGACGCTCCGGTTTCGATCGAGGTCGCCTGGCCCCAGGCCGATCCCGTGATCGCACCGATCAGGGGCAGCACGGTGCTGCACGCCGGTGACGAGACCACGATGGTCGACTTCCGGCTCGACGACACCGGCAAGCTCGTGCCGTCGAGCGTGAACCACCTCCTGTCCTCCATGATGCAGTGATCGCCATGGCGCCCGACACCTTCTTCCTGCTCAGCGGCGCCTTCGCCCTGACGACGCTGTCCACCGCGGCTATCGCGGCTCGGTCGCCGTCGCGCTGGCGCTTCGTGACGCCGCTCACCGTGGCCCTGAGCCTCATGGTCGCCTACGTCGGGCTCGACGCCGTGACCGGATCTGCGAAGCCGGTCGGCATCATCCCAGGCTGGAGCCGGCCCGATCTCAAGGGTGACGGCGCCGTGGTTCTGTCGGCGACGCCGTTCGGCGACGGGCGGGTCGTGCTGACGTTGCAGGAGGGCAAGGGCGCGGAGCCGCGCCTCTACAGCTTCCCGGCAAGCCAAGACCTCATGGACGCCCTGAAGCGCGCCCAGGAGCAGCACGCCAAGACGCACGGCGGTGAGAAGTTCGGCTTCTCGATGAAGGAGGGCGGCCAGGACGGGCAGGGCGCCGGCAAGGGAACCGGACACCCGGGCACCGCCGGCGATGGCCGGCCGACACAGCCGACGCCCTATCACTTCGCGGAGCCCGCGCAGGCCGCCCTGCCGCCCAAGGACGGCTGAGCATTCGCGCATTGCTTTTCACGAATGCAAATGCTAGGTCGAACCCACACGAGGTTCGTCCATGAAGTCGGTCTATCTCGCCGGGCCTATCGCCGGGCTGACGTTGAAGCAAGCCACGATGTGGCGCCTCTGGGCGAAGCAGCGGCTGTCAGAACACGGCATCCGCGGGATCTCGCCGCTGCGCGACACCCTGTTCATGCCGGCCGACAAGAGGTTCTCCAAGACACTGGAAGCCGAGTCCGCCCTGAGGCCGACCATCACCCCGAAGTCCGTGGTGACCCAGAACCGCCTCGACGCCTCCACCTCCGACGCCCTCGTCGTCAACCTCCACGGCGCCACAGCCGTCTCGATCGGCACCGTCGCTGAGATGGCATGGGCCGACGCCGCCCGTCGGCCGGTCATCGTCGTCATGGAGGGCGACGGCAGCAATCCGCACGAACACGCGCTCGTCGATCAGATCGCCGGCTGGCGGTTCTCGACGCTCGGCGAAGCGCTCGACCACACCATCTCTCTTCTCGCAGGCTGACACCATGAACACCAAAGCGATCGGGCTGTCCGGGTTCGCCGGATCCGGCAAATCCGCCGTGGCGACCTATCTGGAGCGAGCATATGGCTTCAGGCGCCGGCACATCGCGGAGCCGCTCCGAGCCATGCTGCGGCCGCTCTTCGCCGCCTACGGCATCGACGACGCCACCACGGCGGTCTACCTCGAGGGCAAGCTGAAGGAGACTGTGGTCCCCGAGTTCGGCAAGACGCCGCGCCAGCTGCAGATCACGCTCGGCACCGAGTGGGGCCGCCAGAAGGTGTCGGACACGCTGTGGACCGGCGCCTGGAAGCACGCCGTGGCATCCTCGGAAGACATCGCGATCAACGACTCCGTCCGGTTCCCCAACGAGCGGGACGTGATTCAAGACCTCGGCGGCTTCGTCATCCACATCGAGCGCCCCGGCGTCGGGCCGGCGAGCTTCACGAAGTGGTGGGGTCGCACCTTGTACCGCCTCACCGGCCTGCTGTGGGGCGCCCACCCGTCGGAGCGCACCGATCTCGTGGTCGCCGAGTACGTGGTGGTCAACGACGGCACGCTGCAGAAGCTCTACGACGAGGTCGATATCGTCATGCAGCGCGCCGGCTTCCGGAGGCTGTCCGCGGCGGCCTGAAGCCGGCCGATAAACTCGCAAAGCTCGATAAGCTCAAAGAGAAGGCCGGATCCGCGAGGACCCGGCCTTTCTCATAAGGGGAACTTCGACCGACAGATCGTTGAGATCCGATCATCCATGATGACATAGGCAGCGCCCATGGCCTTCATGTTCTGCTTCTTCCAGGTGTCGAGCATGCATTCCTCGTAGCTCTGAGGGCCCGACGTTGCCTTGTAGCCGACCAGCAGCAGCCCGGCGATGCCGAAGGCGATCCACATATTGCGCGTCATCTCAGCCGACCTCCGTCTTTGTGGGCGGCAGAATGTGTGTGGCAGCTTAAGATCGGGCTACTCGACATAGCAAACCAAACGTTCAAAGGCCGGATCCGCGAGGACCCGGCCTTCACCACGTTCGGGTCGTCAGTCAGCCGTTGAAGGACGACGCGGCCATGGCGCGGACGAACTTGAAGGTGACGTCGGCCTTCAGCTTGCCGTCGCACCAGACCGGCTGAAGCATGCCCTTGTTGATCGTGGTGTCGTCGGCCGCCACGACATCCCAGCCGCGGGCGCCGTTCGAGACCACCTGGAACCGGCCGCGCTTGGACCGCTTGTCGGGCTGGCCGGCCGGGGCCTTGTAGACGTCGCGCCAGACGCCATCCACCTTCACCGCTGAGCACTTCATCGCGAACTTCTGCGTGTCCCGGTTGACCTGCTGGAGCAGGCCGCCGCCCATGCCGAAGCTGAGGTTGTCGATGGAGTAGCCCTCGAGTTCCGTCAGCGAGTAGATGATGCGGCCGATCGTCGACAGGGTGATGCCGTCGCCCTGCAGCACCCGTACCTTCGGGTTCAGGACCTTGTAGCCCTTGCTGTTCACGGTGTGGCCGAAGGCGTGGTCGAGCATCTTGACGACACGGATCGGAGTCGTGACCGGGTCGCCGGAGTCGGGGCGCACCACCAGAGTCGCCTCCATGTCGAGGATCTCCTGGCGCAGCTCCTTGCCGAAAATCTCGCTCACGGCGTAGTCGATGTCGTAGCTGTCGGACACGTTGGCCACGAGCTGGCCGCCGCCGAACATCTGCAGCATGTTCCGGTAGGCATCGACCTCGTGGTCGCGACCCCACGACGTGATGGTGGAGTGCTCCGACGCCGGGATCGAGAAGCCGGCCATCGCCTCGCCGTAGTATTCGTTCGCGGCGAGGATGCCGGACACGGTGTCGGACCCCATGAAGTTGATGAGGTGGGCCATGCCGCCGAGCGCCGCAGACTCCTGGCTGGAGACGCCGCGGGCGCCGAAGTCGTGCAGCTTGAACGCGAGGCCGGCGGGATCGTCCGACGTGCGGTCGAAGGCGCGCTTCAGCAGCACCTTGCATTCCCGCGACAGCGTCGCGATCGTGGTCGGGTACCAGACCGCGCGCAGCAGCGCCGTCTCGAGAAAGCTGACCAGGGCGGCGCACTTCGAATCCGTGTTGGTGACCGTCACCAGCACCGTCCCGACGGGGACGACGATGCCCTCGGGCAGGGCGCGGATCTCGATCGGCAGGAAGCCGTCGTGGGCCTCCAGGATGTGATCCCACATGGTCCGGTCGAACGGCTCGCCGTGCGCCTCGTAGAAGTCCGAGGCTTCCTGGATCTGGGCGTGGTTGATCGGCTTCGCGAGCCAGCGCTTCAGGTAGACCTGCAGGCCGAAGAACAACGTGCTGTCGAACTCGCCGCCTCGAGACTCGATGTAGCTGTAGACCTGCTCGGTGCCGGGCGGGTACTGGTAGCTGTGGCTGACCTTGTAGCTGTCGACGTCGAGCAGCGGGTTGTTGAAGCCCAGGGTGTGGCGGAGCAGGGCGACCGGGGCGTGCTTCGCGGCGACGTAGGTGTCGAGCCCGTGCGACGGCCGGATGCTGTCCTGCTGGAACTTCAGTCGCTGCTTCTCGCAGGCGAGGGCGATGGTGGTGTCGTCGTTGCGCTCCGCCTTCACCTGCTCGAAGCGCTCGGAGTGGCGCTCGAAGGAGGGCTCGCCGGGGCCCCAGACGGCCTTGGCCTGATCGGTGGTGAGTCCGTTGTGCGACATAGGTGTGCCTTCAGAACTGGAGGGACTTTGCTACCATTGAGCGAATTATGCTGTAATGATCGGCGAAGATCGTGCGGCGGTCGAGCGCAGCGAGAGGGATCCACGTCGCGTCGACCGCGTCGTCCATGCCTTTGACCGCCGGCAGCTGGCCGGGTGGCAGGTGGACGAGGTGCGCGTGGGTGATCATGCGACCGCGGTCATCGCGGTGCGGGTTGTCGAAGACGCTGGTGGCGACGTGTGATCCGCGCACCGCGCGTTCCCCGATGGTCGAGACGAGACCGGTCTCCTCTTCGAGTTCCCGCACCCAGCCGGCCGAAATGGGCTCGTCGGCGTTGAGGTAGCCGCCGGGAAGCGCCCAGAGACCGGCGCCCGGGTTCTTGCCGCGCTTGATCATCAGGACGTGGCCGGACTGGATGACCACGGTGTCGACCGTCACGAAGATCGGCGGGTAGGGCAGGGCGGCGAACTGCGCCTTGTAGGCCTCGACGGCTTCCGCCTCCTTGACCAGCGCGCACCAAGCCGGCGTACCGATGAACTGCTCGGTCAGGAACTCGAACGTGCCGACTGGCAGGTCCCTGGTGTCTACGCCCTGCATGAAGGAGCCGTCCGGCCCGAAGTCCTTGAACAGCGCCTCCCGGAACGTCGTCGCCGACAGCGTCTTGTGCTGCGGCACCCCGATCGACGCCCACTGCGGGAACAGCTTGAGATAGTATGAGGTGTGATCTTTCGCGTAGCCGATGAGTGAGACGCGGGGGAATGGCTTGTCGCCGTAGAGCGCGCGGACCATTTCGCCCACGGCCGACTGCACGCTCTGCACCCAGAGTTCGTCGGAATAGTCCGCATCCTCAAGAGGCGTGATGTGGACCCGGCAGGCCTCGCTGGGCGTCAGCGACCGGAAGATCATCTCCCGCACCTCGTGGAAGGTGAAGGGGTTGCGAAGGCTCCGGGGCTGGTTGGCCGATCCGACCAGGATCTTGAGGACCTTGGCCTGACGGAGCGCCTCGCGCACCACGAAGAGGTGGCCGTTGTGGAACGGCCGGAACCGCCCGATGAAGACGCACATGTCGACGTCTCGCTGGTCATCGATCGCGGGCATCAAGCCTCCTGCGCATTCGTGATAATGTGGGAACCCGTATCGGCCAAAAAGGATGCCGACGCAAGCGCTGTTTTGCACAAATGCGCTTGTGCTCCCCGATGCGGGCTGCTACATCGGGGTCAGACGACGTTGACCCGAGAAGGAATGCTTATCGGACCCGGGGGGCAGCACCCCGGCGCCTCCACCACGAGCACATGAGGGCCAGGCAGGGTTGCCCGCCACTGGCTTCAACAAGAGGGGGTTAATTCGGCCTCGTGTGCTTCTGATGGGGGCGAAATAGGATTGACGAGAGCAGGAAGTCGAGGCGAGTTATCTCGGTTGGCCGCGAAATAAGCTAAACCCTGAAGTGTCAACGACAACTTCTCCTCGGACCGCCAGCTGCTCGCAGCTTGAGGCACCGGGCGCGCGGTGGGCGCGTATCACAACAAGGGGAGCTTCGGCTCCTCACCACCAAGTTTCACGCGTTCGTCCCTTGGACTGCAGCCTTCGTGCAGTCGCACATCCGTCTCGGGACGAGGCAACCCATAGGGCGGGGCGCGTGGATGCTGATCTCTGATTTGCATGAAAGCCCATCCGGAGACCCGGGTGGGCTTTTGCATTTAGTGAGAGGACTTTCACGCTCTCGAGGGGATCACCATGGGTCTGTTCCGCAACCTTTTCGCCGCAGCTGATCGCGCCATCGCCAACTATTCCGGCGACGCTACCTTCCTGCACGCCGCGGCGTCGGCCGCCGCCAACGTCGTCGCCGCCGACGGCAAGGTCGAGGACGCCGAGGTCAAGGCCGCCATCGCCGGCATGAAGAACAACAAGACCCTGTCCGGGTCCTACACCCCGTCCAAGATCGAGGAGGAGGTCGCCGCCGCGCTCGACCGCGCCCAGACCCGCTCCGGCCGCATCCAGAACACCCGCGCCATCGAGGCGCTCGCCAGCCGCCCGGTCGAGCTGCGCCAGGACATTTTCCTGATCGCCGCCGACACCACGGACGGCAACTCCAACGGCCTCGGCGCCCCGGAGAAGGCCGCCCTCGACAAGATCGCGGACGCGCTCGGCCTCGACGCCGACAAGCTCCTCGGCTGATCGGAGGCTGAGATGGACTGGACCCTGATCGCCTCCCTAATCGGGATCATCTGGATCGACCTGCTGCTGTCGGGAGACAACGCGGTCGTGATCGCGCTGGTCTGCCGGACGCTGCCGGCGGCCCAGCAGCGGGTCGGCCTGGTGCTGGGGGCGGTCGGGGCCATCGTGCTCCGCCTGCTCATGGCCGGCGCCGCATCCTTCCTGCTCGGCGTCTCCGGCCTGCGCATCCTCGGCGGCATCGCCCTTCTGGTCATCGCGGCCAAGCTCGTCCTCGGTGAGGATGGCGACGACGACGAGAAGCCAGCGGCAGGCACCCTGTGTGCCGCCGTGACGGCGATCGCGATCGCAGACGCATCGATGAGCCTCGACAACGTGATGGCCGTGGCAGCCCTCGCAAAGGGCAACTACGCCCTACTCGTCGCCGGCATCGTTCTGGCGATCCCGTTCGTGATCGGCGGCGCCGCGGTGATCAAGGCCGTCGTCGACCAGTTCCCCTGGATGGTGTGGCTCGGTGCGGCGCTGCTCGGCTACGTCGCCGTCAGCCTGATGATCGAGGACCCGCTCCTGGCCGACCTGATGACCCGCTTCCCGGCCGTGCAGATCTCGACTGGCATGATCGCCGCAGCCCTCGGCGCCATCGGCGTCGTCGCTGTCGGACTCTTCGGCAAGCTCCGGGAACACCCGGGCGCCTGACCCATCTTCGTTGGCAACGAAGCAAGCCCCTCGGCCGGTGCTACACGGCCGGGGGCACTCTCATTCCGCGATCAGAACCACGCTGTCCGATCCGTCCGCCGCCGCCGCGAGCGTGCCGCGGATCTGCAGGATGCACTTGAAGGTCTGGTCCGAGCATTCGTTCAGGATGTTGGACTTGTTCATGACGCCGGCGTGCCGGAAGTCCACGAGGATGGCATTCGATCCATCCCTCCGGTTCGACATCGCGGCGAGGCCGGGCTTGATGACCGCCATGAAGCCCCGGATGGCGACCTTGTCGCCGACACCCTTCGGTGCCGCCACCTGGACATCGACGACATCGCTCGGCACGAAGCCAGCGGCACGCGAGTTCTTGTCCTCCAGCGGCCAGTTCGCCGGGAAGTCACTCTCCTCGAGCGTCAGGCGCGGGTACGCATAGGCATCCTGCAGCACTGGATCAGCCGCCGCCGGCAGCGCCGAGACCGCCAGCAGACACGCGGCCGTCACCCCAGACACGATCGTGTTCCTCATCGTCACCTCCTAGATCTGGATGACCTCGACCGGCTTGTCGAGCCGCTCGCAATAATCGATGGCGTCCCGCGTCCCTGACGACCGGCCGTCCCAGAACGCAACCATGAGATCGCAGGCGTCGCCGATCTGGTGGTTGCGGACGAACATCGCGAGCGGGCTGCCGTAGCGGGCGATGTCCGGCAGCAGCTCACGAGTCCTGAGTCCCTGCCGCTTCGCCCAGCGGATCGCCATGCGATCGGTTCCGCGGGCGCCGCCCGAGATGACCTCCTCGATCCATTCTCGGTACCGGGACAGCTCGGACGCCACGAAGCGGGAGTCGTCGAATTCCCGGCCCCAGACATCTCTGACTCCTACGACCGCCAAGGTCACCATCGCGCACCTCTAGGCTGCGGCCTTCGTGAACACGGCCACGGACTGGCCCAGGGCCTGACCCGACGGCCACGGCGCCGCGCTCCCATCCAGGAACGCCACCTCAGCGAAGCCGATGTGGTCGGCGAAGGCCTGGAACTGGACACGCTCCACGAACTGGTTCAGATGCGGCTTCGCGCTGGTGCGTTGCTGCTCGATCGTGGCCTCGAAGACCGACCAGTGGAATGGCAGGTTGAACTCAAGGAAGGAGCATACCACCTTGCCGCCTGGTTTAAGGCAGCGGAACATCTCCTCGAGGTAGAGGTAGGTCTCGGCATGCAGCAGGTGGGTGAACACGCTAAAGGCGAAGGCGTAATCGACCGACCGGTCCTGCAGCGGCAGCGACAGCTTCTGGTTCAGGACGAAGTCGTAGTTCGCCGGGCACTTCGTCGTGGCGTAGTCGAGCAGCTCCTGGACGACGTCAAGGCCGGTGTAGTCGATCTCCAGGCGCTTCCCGAGTGCATGCGCCAGCCGGCCGCTGCCGCAGCCGAGGTCGACAGCGGCGTGTCCGGAGCGAAGCCCGAAGTGGCTCACGATCTCGGCCTCGATGTCGCCGATCCGATCGTAGCTTCCGCCAACCGCCAGACTCATAGCCTCGTCGATGGGGTGGGCCGCCATCAGACCGCGCACGTAGTTCTGGTAGTCCTCGACGAAGTGGAACTCTGCCATGGGGTTTGCATCCCTCTGCGCTCAAAGCCTTTGCGCTCCCGCGGCGTAGCGCGCGAACGGCGATTTGCTTATACGCACACGCGGCGGTTCAGAGGAGAAGATTTTCGATGACCATGGATAGGACCATCCCGTAGTCGAAATTTGTGCAAGCCTTTGCAGTTCTCCTCCCGGCAGCGGGTGTGATCGCAGCACGACGCCTAGCCTAAGCTGATCAGTCTCGATGGCCATCCACGATCCGCGGAAGCGATTGCTGTGCTCCTGAGGCGAGGCCATTGTTCGACCGACCATCGCCGGACAGCGAAAGGGGCCAGCCTTCGGCCAGCCCCTGAAGCGGGAACTCTCCGGGCGCGCCCGGGGAGTCATCGTCTGCCGATCAACCCTTGGCGGGCAGGGCCGCCTTGAGTGCAGCCAGCTCCTTCTGCTGCTCGCGAACGACGGCCCACAGCAGCGGCACCATCTGATCCATGCGCAGGCCGTAGATGCCGGTCTCCTCGTCCTTGATGAGACCCGCGAAGTCCGTCGTGGTGCGACCCGCGCCCTGCACCGCGGCCTCGACCTCCTGGGCCACGAAGCCGTAGTGGGTCCGCACGTTGGCCTTGGCCGGCGTTACGAACTCCTGCACCTCCTCGGCGTCGTCCATCACCTCGACATGGTGAACCCGCGGGCGCGACACCTCGGGGGCGATCATCCTGCCCTCGTGCCACTTGGCCGGAGTCACGTCGACGATCTGCTGGCCGTTCTCGTCGAGTACGGGAATAGCCCGCGTCACAGGAACCTCGCGCTGGACCTGCTTCTTGGTCTCGACGGCCACTTCGACGCCGTTGACCACCTGCACCTCGCGCACGACCTCATCGAAGGTCTGCATCTCGGTGCGCTGCTTGCGGACCTTGTGGACGATCCGCTTGGTCTCCTCCGCCTGGTCCTTCCACTTGAAGGTCCGCGGCGCGACGCTGTTGAGCATCTCGACGGCGAAGTCGGTGTCGACGTCCGCGACGTTCTCCTTCTGGCGAGCGTCGGACGTATGAATGGTGCCCGACGTGCTCCAAACACCGGACCACCGGTTGCTCGGGCCGCCCAACTGCCGCGAACCATCGCTGTCCGGCAATACGGATCCCGTGAACAGCGCCTGGCTCTGGATTGACAGGTTGCCGTTGTAGGCGCCAGTGCCACCTGAGGCGATCATGCGGACGGCCGAGGTAGCTCCGCCGTTCTGGCCGGTGTAGAGGTCGATGTAAGGGGTGTTCTGAGCCGTAGGGTTGCCTATGATGACGGCTGCGTTGGATGAGCGAATGATCAGGGCGCCATCACCCAGGTCCATGTTGTTTGTGGCCACAGCAGCGCCAGTCAGCGTAACGCCAATGCAGTTCAGGCCGTAGCGCACACCAGGGACGTTCTTGAACCCGATAGCGTCACTATCGGTTCCGAGCGGCACGCCGCCGTTGCCGTCGGAAAACAGAATGCCTGTGCCCCAGGTGACGTTACCGCCGCCGAGCATGCCCACCTGGATCGCAGCGTCGCTTCCGACACCGCGCGAAGCGTTCTGGCTGGCGATCTGAATGCCGAAGTTCAGGCTGACGTCGGATCCCTGCGCGAGGATCGTGTTGAACTCGGACGATGTCAGGTTGAACACGCCCGTCACGTTCGGTCCGACCTCAGCCAGACCACTCATCGCGAAATAGGCACCCTTCGGGGCCGACCGTGAGCCGCCGTCGCCCGAGTAGGTCACCGCGACGCCCTGCATGCCGACGTAGTTGCGGTCGAAGTTGTCTGCCGCGGTTGCAGCGTTCTGCGCCGTGGTGAAGTAGCCGTTCTGCCGGCCGCCGCGCACGTTCGCGCCGCCGAAGACCATGTCGATCTGCCAGGCGGCGACCTTGAGTGAACCCTGGGACGCCGCGGCAGTGGCCTCGTCGTCACCGATGCCGAAGCCGCCGTAGGCGAACGTCGGAAGCGTCGTGGTCTGCTGCCCGGCGGGCATGTTGGGCTTGGTGCCGTCGCCGCGGAAGGCATCGGCCGGGTTTATGGCGGACATGGATGAGCCTCTTCGAATGTGAATTGTCGATGCTTCCCCGGGCGCACTCGGAGAGGCGTTTTGATCAGATCGAGGGAGCGATGAGGTGCCGTAGACCTGTAATATCGCGATTAGAAATCCCAGGATTGCGATGATCCCGGACGTGGTTCTCGGCATTCCGATGAGTGGATACAGTATAGCAGAGCCCCTATACGGGGGACTTCTAGGTGCATCGGCAGCTGTCGTTGCCAGCTGCGTCATTTGCAGGAATGAAACTAGTCCTTATTCATGCACAACACAAGGGCTAAATCGGCCGGCCTTGCGCATGAATTCATAACCCGCTGGGGGTCGAATGGTTCGGGGCGGTCACGCGAATTCGGTGACGTTCCCCTTGCGGGTCAGGTAGTCGGGGCTGACGTGCTTCAACGCGACGCGCCCGAAGCGGAAGTGGTTGCGCTCCTTCGCCGGCACGATCACGACACCCTCGCGGATGTGGTTGCCGTCCGTCACCGTCTTGCCGTCCCGGTAGAGGGACAGCTTCGGCTCGATGGCGCCCCACTTGCCGCGGGCGACTACCGGCGCCATCGGGATATCCGCAGCGGCACAGACGTCCTCGAACTCGTCCCGGTCCAGCCAGCGGCCGCCGGCGCCGCGCGGCTTTCCGACGTACATGCCGAAGGCCCGGAAGGTGGGCGCGCTCTCGCCATAGCCGAGGTCCTGGACACCTTCGCCTATCACCTCGCCGAGCAGGTAGCAGGGCTCGTTGAAATACTCGCAGCGGCTGTCGCAGACGTCCATGAACCGCTCCGCGATCCCGGAGCGGACGGTGGTGTCGACGTAGACGTTCTTCTCCGAGGTGTGGTCGTTCTTGAACATGAGCCCCTTGGCCGACTGCCCCTTGGACCCGACGAAGAGCGGACGATCCAGGAAGCCGACGTGCTCGCTGTGGCCGGGCAGGTAGGCGACCTGGCAGTTGGTGCCGTGGAGCTTCTCCGTGAGGACGATCTCCTCCTCGGGGTTGTCCAGGAGGAAGGGGTACTTCTGGAAGTTGTCGAGGTCGAAGCTGATCGTGTTGTAGGTGCCGAGGTCGAACACGTTGCCGGCGATGAGGCGGCGGAAGGCCGGCGTCAGGGCGGGCTCGTACTTCACGATGCCGAGGTGCTCGGCGACGTCGTCGCCCTCGGCTACGAACTTCATCTCGGAGCCGTTGAAGACGGCGCCCTCGAACCCGTTGGGGACGACCGAGGAGGTATCGACAGGGAACATGATGCCCTGGCTGACGACGCCTCGCAGCTTGATCGCTTTCACCCGGTTGTAGTTCGACCCACCCAGGATGGGCCGGTCCTTGATCGGATCCCAGAAGCCGTCTCGCAGCAGCGCGTCGGGCACGATCGCCTGCTCCGGCACGTAAACGACGAGGTCGCCGACGGCGTAGCGGTGGCCGCCGTCATCGAGCTTCGCCGAAATGGTGGTGTAGCCGCGGAAGTTGATCAGCGACAGCCGATCCGCGTTGGGATGATCTTCGACTCCGGTGACCCGGACGACGGAAACTTCGAACGTGCTCATCTCAGCTCCATGCATTTGAATTCGTGCAACACTCCGGACGCAGCTATGCCGCCGCGGGTACCGGAAGCTCGGGTTCGGCAGGATCCGCCGGCCGGGGCAGGGGCCGGTAGATGGGGTCGCCGACATGGTCTCGATCCCAGACCACCCACATCATCTCCATCGTGGGCCTGCCCTGGCTCAGGAAGTCGGGGCGCCACAGCAGAGGGTGGATGGCGGCCGGCCGGAACTCGTCGAAGAGCGCCGCCCGCGCCTTGGCGTGCCAGAACGTGCTCTTCAGCATCAGCGCCATGCGGCGCGCCTTGAGCGTCCCGAGGCCGTGGCGGATGAACCGCACCGCTTCCTTGAAGGGCGGGTTCGTCACGATGTCCTCGGCGAGCGGCTCCTTGATGTCGAAGAAGTCGGCCCGGCGGCCGAAGCCCAACGGGTTGATGTCGGTCGAGATCACGCTGTAGCCCGCCAGCTGCATGACCATCGCCATGGCGCCGTTCCCGCAGGCCGGCTCATGGATGACGGGACCGAAGCTCTTGGCCACCAGGAGGGCGCGGGTGACACTGGGAGGGGTGGCGTAGAAGTCGTTGGCTTGGCGGTTCTCCGCGAGGCCGCCGCCGGCCATGGCCGTCCCGAGCGCCATCAGCAGCACTCCACCGCGGTGTGGGTGGGGGCGAAGATAGGGGTCCTCGCCCACTTCGAGGCGTAGCCCGACACCTCGGCGCCTGTGTCTGGATCGATCGAGGACACCATCACGCCGGCCGACATCAGGTTGCGGCGCGACCAGTCCATGTTCACGGCCCAGCGCTCCGGGATCTCGAGGTCGTAGCAGACGACCCTGGCGAGCCCGGCTTGGATGATCAGCGAGGCGCAATGGGCGCAGGGCGGCAGCGACGAGACGTAGATGGTGCAGCCGCGGAGCCGCTCACGGGCCGTCAGGATCGCGTTTTCCTCGGCATGCACCACGGTCGCGATCTTGAAGTCGCGGTCGGCGTACAGCTCCGGGAAGTCCGGGAGGCCGCGGGCGAAGCCGTTGAAGCCCATGCTGACGACCGTCTTGTCGGGGCGAACGATGACGGCGCCGACCTTAGTCGATGGGTCCTTCGATCGCCGCTCTGCAACGAACCTCGCGAGGTCGAGATAGAACTGATCCCAGCTTTGCATTCACGCTCTCCTAGCGATTTCGTTTCGTGCAAATATCAGGGCGTGTCAACGCCCTCACGACCTATGCTGCTTCGCCCCGGGCCTGGAGGTACAGGTCCTCGACCGAAGTGAGATCGTCATCGTCGATGCGGTCGATGACGACGCCCTTGATGCTCTTTGCACCCGGTCCTTGGTCCTTGGAGGATGATCGCCCCCACGTCGGCGATGTCGTCGAGGTGGTAGTCGACATCGACGTCGCCTTGCTCGGTGAGATGGTTCACGCGCGCCGCCCATCTTTTCATTTCTGCCCAACCTCCTCGCATGCGCTTTCAGGCATAACCGCGGACGCAGTTATGCACGAAAGCGGATCGATGTCACGGTCGATGCGGAACGACGCGGCGGATGATGTTGATCTCTCCCATCGTCATCCCGTGATGGTCGACGAGCTTTGAGTCCGTGACAACCTCGAGATCGCCGATCAGCGATACGCCGGCCTCATCCAGGATGCCCATGATCCTCGACGGAAACTGCAAGATGGCGACCGGGGAAGCTGGGTTGAACCGCAGGGGTTCCTCAAGGTTCAGGCCGCTCGGTAGCCGGACGTGGAGGTTGACAGGGATGAGGGCGATCGCCTTCTCGGCGATGGCGTTCTTCTCATCCTCATCGAGGTCCTCGTATCCCTCCTTGTTCGACAGGATCTGCATGGCCTCGCGCAACCTGATCAGGACCGACGACAGGCCGACACTCTCGGCCGCATAACCCGCTTCCTTCGGAGACAGTTCACTCATTGCTACGCCCTTGCCCCTAGAACCCACAACGCCACAAGACGGTACAACCTGGACCGAAACGCGCCTATCAAGGGTTGCTATGGGCAAGAGCCCTTACAACGAAATCAAAGGCACAATTCCGTTCAATGCGCTTGAATGTCTGAAAGTCTGAGGTGTAGGCCCGCCCTAATCGTGCGCTGCCCGACCCTCAAAGACAACGCTCCTTAGCCGCTCCTGAGGTAGAGGTCACGCAAATAAAATGCCTTAGTTTTGTCTAAGCCGCGGTAGACCTCGACCCACCTCCACTGGATTTGTGAACTGGAAATGAACGCCATCTGGCCATCGACGCCATGTGTCTCGGAAGCGGCATCGTCCGAAACTCTGTAGCCTCGCTCGACGCTGACGACGAATCCGGTGTGGTCGCGCTCGACCTTGGCGGAGCGGATCGGTTCCCGGCTCATGACGCGTTCGCAGGTTCGGTGGCGGATCGGGGCCGGACCATGGCCTTGGCTTCCTCGAAACGCTCCCGGATCCATTCCACACTCTCGCCCTCGCCGACGTCGTTGGTCAGCCAGAGCGACAGCTGGCATTCCCCCTGGACCTGCAGCACCGCGACAACCTTGCCGTAGCGGGGGTCAAGCTCCTCCGCCTCATCGCGGAGCATGCGCGCCAGGTTCTCGAGCTGATGGGCGATACGGCGCCGGACCTCGGGGTTGGTGTCGTACTCGGCGATGACCGGGCCGCTGAAGCCGGTGTCGAATCGGTGCGTGCCATCGCTCATCACATGGAGAGTGAACTCGTGGGGGAGGATCTCCGGCGGCTGCCGCTTCGCAAGCTCTGCCTTCCGGTCGATGAAGGAAATGATGTCAGTCACTGGGTGCCTGGTCGTCGCGGTGCGCCGCACCTTGGGTTGAAAATTGTCCGACCGCCATGCCAGCGGCGGCCGGGGTTTCGAGCGTCCGGATCGTTGCCATTGCAAAGATGCGCCCGCCGTGCGAGACAGAAACCCATCGTCGCCCGGCGGAAACTGTCCCAATGATTTCAACGTTGGACACCAAACTGGGGGACTAGGGGTCGGAGGTTCGAATCCTCTCACTCCGACCATTAAACCCCTGTTATTGCTGACCTTTCGTAGCCGTACCGGAAGGTTCGGTTACCTCGGTTTCCAGCAGTTTCCAGAGCCCGGAAACTACCTCGACAGCGCCTCCGCCCCACGCCCCGCGCTCTTCCCCGTATCGATCGACGCCTGCAACTTGGAGATGGCCGACCTCGACAGTGTCTGAGACCGCGCGAGGTACCTCTCCAGGATCTTGGTGACCGTCGTCAGGCTGTGACCCGTGATCGTCGCGATCTCCGGAACCGTGCAGCTCGCTTCGGCAAGTCGGGTCACCGCGGTGCCCCTGAGATCGTGGAAGTGGATGTCGTCATCGATCCGGGTTTTTTCAAACGCCCGGTCCCAGGCCGAACGGAATGCCGACTTGGTCCACGGATTGCCCTCGGTGTTCAGCAGGATCGTCTCGTCGCCAAGATCCTCGGCCCGGCGGTTTCCGGAAACCAGCGCGGCCTTTCGGGCATCGAGCGCGTCCCGCAGCTGCGTCGTGCAGGGAATGAAGACGTCGGTCTTGGTCTTTCCCTGCCGCAGCGAGATGGCGAAGCCGTCGTAGTTGGCCCAGCGGAGCCCCAGGATGTCGCCGCGGCGCTGGCCGGTGTGCAGGGCGATCAGAAGCGCAAGGCCCATGTCCGGGCCGCAGGAGCCCCGGAAGCGGGTGATGTGCTGGTCGCTCCAGATGATGTCGCTGCGATCCGACTCGTAGACCGATTTCAGCTTCAGCAGCGGGTGTCGCTCGATCAGCTCGAGGTCGAGCGCGAACGAAAACAGCTTCGCCATGCGCTTCAGCTTGGCGTCGGCGGCGCGTGGAGTCTTCTCCGCCAGTTCGTTGCGCCATTCCAGGAACTCGGCTCTGGCGCCCTTCAGGCCGACAGCCCGCAACGTCATCGTGCCCCACTCGTTCTCGATCGCGGTGAGATTGTAGCTCTCGATCTCTCGGGTCGACGCGGCCAATCCCGTCCAGTCCGGCGACGCCTTGTAGGTCCGGATCAAGCTCGAGATCGTGTTGCCCTTCTCGGCGGCCTGGTCCCGCAGCTTCTCGCTGTCGAGGTTCTTCAGGGCGCGCATGAACTCGGGCGAGTCCGGATTGTCCGGCAGCCGCGACCCGGTGTCGCGGTGGTACCAGTAGATCCGGATGTCACCGTTGGCCAGCCTTTTGCGGACTGGCTTCGCCCCCTCGATTTTTCTTTCGCTCGGCTCGCTCACGTTTGAACTTCTCCAGGTCATTCTCCTCGACCTCAGCGGGTCCAAGGCCGGAGCGGCGGTCTAGCGCCTTTTCAAGCGCAACGCGATCAAATCTGCGCGTCCCAGGAATGGGACCCGGGACAATCTGAGCTTTGACCCAGCGCGCGAAGCCCGCCTTGGTCACGCAGCAATGCGCAGCGGCCTGGGCTTTTGTCATCAGCCTCGGTGTGCTTTCGTGCAAATCCATAGCGGGCTCCAGAGCGACACCGGGAGTTGATCCCGGTGTCTTCCGTGGGTAGGGTCAGGCGATGCCGCGAGCGATGACTCTGCGACCGTAGGCGGAGCAGCGGCCACCGCCGCCGAGCCCGGTGTTGTAGAAGGACGCCGCCACGCACATGTTGCCGTGAGCGCGAACGTAGGCCTGGCGCAGGTAGCGCATGCCGGCTCGCAGCCCTGTGGCGCAGCTGCGGAGATTGCCGCGGATGCCGACGCCGGCCGCGGTGCGCGGTAGGATCTGCATGATCCCAGAGGCGCCGGAGCGGTTGTAGGCGTTGCAGCGGTAGCCGGACTCGATCCGGACGACACCGTGGCCGAGGGCCGGCGGGACGCCTTCCTCGATCGCGATGCGCGTCACCAGACCGCGCAGGCCAGCGGCTTCACCGAAGGTGGACCGCAGCGCCCGACGGGGCAGAGCGAAGCCGCCTCGTAGGGCCCGGTTCACCACCGGGAAACGCCGACGAAGATGATGCCGGTACACGACGGTCTCGATGCCGTCGAAGGCTGCCGCAGGTGCTGCGGCGAGGCTTTCGACGATGTCGGCGCCGCGCATGATCGTTCGATCGATACCTCCGGTGTCAGCCATGGCCGGTGTGGCCATGAGGATCAAGGCGGTCGCGATCGCGGCGATCTTGGATTTCATCGTTGTGCATTCCTTGCTTGTTTTCAGGCGCACTTGCCCGTGCGCGTCGTCTATCCCTCAGGTCAGACGTGTGGTGCTCCTGCATAGCCGGGCAGGAGCTTCCGGATCGGTGTCAGGCGCAGGCTGCGGTCTTGCCGCCGCCGTTGATGTAGCTCGTCCAGAGAACCCAGCAGGACCGGCCCGCCCGGCGGACGCGGAATCCCCAGTCACGGCGCTTCGGCCCGAACCACACCAGCGTGACGATCTTGCCGGGGACGACCAGATCCTCGGCCGTCTGCTGCGGATGCCGGCGGTGCTCGCCCGACCAGCGTCCGACGACGCGGTGCGTGTATTCCGCCGGCCGGAAGTGGACGCGAAACGCCCGCACCAACTTCGGGGTCGTCCGACCCTCGTCGTCGAAGACCTCCTCGACGTAGGAAGTCAGCGGAAACGTCCAGAAGTCGGACGGGTGATCATGCGGATCCGGATCGTTGTCACCGCGGTGGAAGACGTGAAGCCGCGCGTGGCCCAGGACGACGCGCGTCATGTACGGCGTCCCGTCGGAGTCGTAGATCGTGCTGACGAGCTTGCCGTTGGTGCTCATGCGGCCGCCCCAGCGTTCTCGCCCTGGATGGTCTTCCGAAACTGCACCCAGCCCGGCCCGAAGTTGCCGGACAGGTGCGGGTTCCGATATTGGGGAACCAGCGCCTTACGGTCGACGAGCAGGTCCGGGAAGGCCTGGTGTTCGGCGGGGCTGGCGTGGAGCGGAGCGGATCCGACCAGGAGGTCGTAGCGCTTCATCTCAGCCTCGATCGAGGCGTCGCCGTCGAAGGGCGCGTAGCTGATGCGGGCGCAACGAGCGACCGACAGCTTCAGCATGACGACGTCGAGGTCCTGCAGGGTGCCGTCGAACTGCCCCCGGTTCCAGATCTTGGCCTTCTCGTCGGGATCGTCGGCATAGGGCAGGTGCATCTGGCCCGGCGTCAGCTGCCGCGGGGTCGACAGCGCCAACGCCACCTTCATGGTCTCGGCGAGCGCCTTGATGTGCGGCTCCGCCATGTGGTGGTCGCGCAGGGCGAAGAAGTTGCCCCACTCGGTCGACGACACCAGGGTATCGATGTGCAGGAAGGGCTCGAGCAGGCGGTTGATCACCTGCTTGGCATAGCCGGCTTCGTGGAAACCCCTCGCGACCTCGACAGCGCGATCCCGCGCATGGAGCCATGCCCCTTCGCGATCGCGCGTGATCGAGACCAGATAGTCGAGCCCGATCTCGACGGGGTTGTCGCACTGTTCGTAGGC